CTCAAGGTACTACAGGTGCTAATGGTTCTCAAGGTACTACAGGTACTAATGGAGCTCAAGGTACTCAAGGTACTAACGGAAGTCAAGGTACTACAGGTACTAATGGAGCTCAAGGTACTACAGGTACTAATGGAGCTCAAGGTACTCAAGGTACTAACGGAAGTCAAGGTACTACAGGTACTAATGGAGCTCAAGGTACTACAGGTACTAACGGAGCTCAAGGTACTCAAGGTACTACAGGTACTAACGGAAGTCAAGGTACTACAGGTACTAATGGAGCTCAAGGTACTCAAGGTGCTAATGGTACTCAAGGTACTACAGGTACTAATGGAGCTCAAGGTACTCAAGGTGCTAATGGTACTCAAGGTACTCAAGGTACTACAGGTACTAACGGAAGTCAAGGCGTCCAAGGAATTACAGGAGCAACAGGTTCTGTTGTTGGAGGTGTAGCATATACTCAATTATTTGAAACTAATGGAGCTGCAAGAGCCATAACTACTACGTACACAGGTTGGAATACAACTACATTAGGTGAAAATTCAGGGATGACCTATACAGCTGGTACGGGCGTCACTCCAAGCATAGTTACATGCCAAACAGGGTATGAAGGAGTTTATCAAATCAATGCTGCACTATCATTATCGGTAGATACAAATAATGTAGATGTATATATGGTGATAGAATTAAACGGTTCACCAATAGCATCTACTGAAGTCGTTAGGCAATTTGATTCAGGTACTATTGGCTCATTTTCAATGACTGAGCTAGTTGACTTATCAGTAGGCGATACATTGGGAGTATACAAAAAAAGAGTAGGTGGAGGTGCAACGGTGAATATGACCCCAGTTAATTTTTCAGTTGATTTTGTTAAAGTTGTAGGTGTAGGTGCTCAAGGTATTCAGGGAAATACAGGAATACAAGGAATACAAGGAACCCAAGGAATACAAGGAACTACCGGTTCTCAAGGAACAACGGGAATTCAAGGTTTAATTGGAACGCAAGGAACAACAGGAACAGGTATACAAGGAACAACAGGAAGCCAAGGAATTACAGGTTCACAAGGAACAACAGGAACACAAGGAATTCAAGGAATCACAGGAGCTCAAGGTACATCTGGTTTAAACGGAGCTCAAGGTACTACAGGTACATCTGGTTTAAACGGAGCTCAAGGTACTACAGGTACGTCTGGTTTAAACGGAGCTCAAGGTACAAATGGAGCTCAAGGTACTTCAGGTACAAATGGTACTAATGGTTCTCAAGGTACAACTGGTACTAATGGTTCTCAAGGTACTTCAGGTACTAATGGAAGTCAAGGTACTTCAGGTACTAATGGTACAAATGGAGCTCAAGGTACTTCAGGTACTAATGGAAGTCAGGGAATAGCAGGTACTAATGGTACAAATGGAGCTCAAGGTACTTCAGGTACAAATGGAGCTCAAGGTACTTCAGGTACAAATGGAGCTCAAGGTACTTCAGGTACTAATGGAAGTCAGGGAATAGCAGGCACAAATGGTACTAATGGTTCTCAAGGTACAGCTGGTACTAATGGAAGTCAGGGAATAGCAGGTACTCAAGGTACTACAGGTACTAACGGAGCTCAAGGTACTTCAGGTACAAATGGTACTAATGGTACTCAAGGAACAACTGGTACTAATGGAGCTCAAGGTACTTCAGGTACTAACGGAGCTCAAGGTACAACTGGTGCTAATGGTTCTCAAGGTACAACTGGTACTAATGGAGCTCAAGGTACTTCAGGTACTAACGGAGCTCAAGGTACAACTGGTGCTAATGGTTCTCAAGGTACAACTGGTACTAATGGAGCTCAAGGTACTCAAGGTACTAACGGAAGTCAAGGTACTACAGGTACTAATGGAGCTCAAGGTACTTCAGGTACTAACGGAGCTCAAGGTACTACAGGTGCTAATGGTTCTCAAGGTACTACAGGTACTAATGGAGCTCAAGGTACTCAAGGTACTAACGGAAGTCAAGGTATTCAAGGCGTAAAAGGACCACAAGGAGCAACGGGAAGTCAAGGTATTCAAGGAGCAACAGGAAGTCAAGGTATTCAAGGCGTAAAAGGACCACAAGGCGCAACGGGAAGTCAAGGTATTCAGGGTGTTTTAGGAACAATAGGTTCACAAGGTATACAAGGAATACAAGGTATTGAGCAGCAGCATACTTTTTCATCTGCATCAAGTGCTGCGGGTCAATATGGATTTAGAGAACGTCAAGTGCCCGACAATGCAGGATTACTTGCAGCCGGATGGGTACAGGTAGTAGTAGGTTCAAAAACTTATTGGTTACCTGCTTGGCAAGAAGAGGGCTAGCAATTGACTGGGTAACTATTATAGAACCTAAAATATAGTTTTTGTATAATATAAAACATGTATGATATCTGTAAACAATCAATAATAAGAGGCGGAAGGATAGCTCCTTTAATTTTACCTTTTAAAGTATCTGACGGTTTAGGTTTAACTAACCCTACAATATTAAAAATAAAGAATAAAATTTATATTAATATAAGGCACGTTGGATACGCATTATATCATTCTGAAAAAGATCAAAAATTTCAGAGTCCTTATGGATCCCTATGTTACTTAAATCCAGAAGATGATATTACATTAACTACTAAAAATTTTATTTGTGAATTAAATCCAGATACACTGGAGATAGTTAAATATAAAGAGGTAGATACATCATTATTAGATGTAAAGCCAGTTTGGGAGTTTGTAGGATTAGAGGATGCGCGATTAGTTAACTGGGATAATAAGATGCAACTAACTGGTGTAAGAAGAGACACAACTACAAATGGAGTAGGTAGAATGGAGTTGTCTGAATTAAAAAACAACTTTAAAGAAATTTCACGAAAAAGAATTGAATCTACTGATGAAAACAGTTACTGTGAAAAGAATTGGATGCCAATATCAGATATGCCATATCATTATGTAAAATGGACATGTCCCACAGAAGTAGTAAAGTATGATATTAATACAGGTGTTACTACTCAAGTCTCTTTAGTTCAACAAGATGTTTCCTTTAAACGTGACGTAAGGGGTGGTTCACAAGTAGTTAAATATAAAGACTATTATGTAGCATTAACTCACGAGGTTGATTTATGGAATGATGAGCAAGGTAGAAAAGATGCACAGTACTATCATAGATTCATAGTTTGGGATAAAGATTGGAATATTGTTTATAATTCTGATGAGTTTAAATTTGCTGATGCTAGGATAGAATTTTCTTGTGGTATTCATTTTGAAAAAAATGAACTTTTAATTACATTTGGATTTCAAGATACTACATCTTTTATCTTAACAATGCCAAACATATATTTTGAAGAATTAGTTGGAATGAAAAATAACTCTAACTTTTTTGCTCGCGATACAGCAAAAGATATTTTTACTAAATATGCACTTGATTATGACAATGGCAAAAATAACTTTAACTTAGGTTTATATTATTATCAGCAGTCTCAATGGGCTTCATCGTTATCTTTCTTTTTAAGAGCAGCTGAAATTGATTTAGATAAAGATCTTATTTATGAGTCTTTGCTTTTTATTGCAAAATGCATATGCAACTTAGGTAGAAGAAAGGTAACAGAGCTATCGTTATGGAATAATGCACTTAGATTCTGCCCTACGAGACCTGAGGCATATTTATTCATATCTCAGTATTATGAATCCTTTAGTAAGTTTTCTGAAGCACAATCATTTGCAAAAATCGGTTTAGAATTCAAAGATAATCACGTTCCTTTAAATTCTGAGTTAGGTTATCATCATTATTATCAATTATTATTTCAAGAAGCCATATGTGATTGGAATTTAGGACAAGGTAACTCGGCAAGAAACAAACTATTAAAACTAGGAAAGTCCATATACCCATTTAATTCTTTCTATAAAGATTTGATTCAAAAAAATATTACTTCATTAGGTTCTTCCGGAGATCCATTTTTACCATATAATAAGTCTATGTCCAATAGACTTAAATATAAATTTACTGATTATGAAAAAATAGAAAAAAACTATTCGCAAACTTTTCAAGACATGTTTATATTATCTATGCTTAATGGTAAAAAAGATGGTAGATATTTAGAGATAGGTTCTGCTGATCCCTATCATGGAAGTAATACGGCTTTACTAGAAGAACTAGGCTGGACAGGGCTATCGTTAGAAATTTTAGAAAGAGAAGTAGAAAAGTTTAAAGAGCATAGAACTAATGAAGTAATTCTATGCGATGCTACTAAATATGATTATCAATCATTAGTAGGGGACTTTGATTATTTACAGGTAGATTGCGAGCCGCCGGCTACGACATATTATATACTTACAAAAATCCCATTTGATAAGATTAAGTTTTCAGTTATAACTTACGAACACGATCATTATACAGACATGGACAGTGTATATAGAGAAAAATCAAGAGAATTATTAAAAGAAAAAGGGTATGTAATGGTAGTGGGAAATATTGCACCCGATGATACTTCTACGTATGAAGATTGGTATGTTCATCCAGAATGCGTTGATCCAGTTATTTTAGACATTATGAAGCAAAGTAATGATGAAATAAAAAATGCAAAAAAATATATGCTTAATTCATTGTTGTAAAATAACATAAGTAAATTACATAACCATTTCATAAGTTTTGTGCTGTATAAATAATATTATAGATTTCTCTATATAAACAATTTTAAAGCTACAAAAAATAATATGATTGGTGGAAGCATGACGAAGTTTGACTATTTACTCAGAATAAGTGTGGTTATATTTGCCTCAATTTCACCTTTATTATGCCTATGTATTTCAGGGTATGAAGAATCATTATCTTCTTATTGGAATACTGAAACGCAACCTATGTTTATAATATCTAATTTAATAACAGGTTATTATTTAATAGGAATTCCTAAGTGGAGACTATCTTCATGCTTATTGCTATTAGTTACGGCTTTTTCTATAGAGTACTATCCTAACGTACATAACGTATTAGCTATTATATTTTTTATATCATGCATATATCCTCTTTACAAAGCTAATAATTACAGATTCTGTATGTGTATATATTTAATATCTATTTTAGCTGTTCCGTTTAGTTTATTAGTTGCTGAATTAATAGCTATACTTTCAATATGTTTATTTCATTTATTAACACTTAATAAATTATATAGTATTCAAAAAGAAAGAGTATGAATAAACTAACTAAAATCTACCTTTAAATCAAAATCATAATACTTGAATTTTATATCAAACGTATTAAATTGCGGAGTTACTGAGCTATATGATAATTTTATTCCAGTTTGAGATGTAAGTATTGGTCTATTAAATATTATAGAAGACACTGAATAGCCTTCATTATTTAACATCATTAGTCTAATAGGAGAAAGGGTTTGTTTTTTATTTGAGAAGTCTAAAAATTCAAGTGAATTTTCTAAAAAAATAAAATAATTTAAATATGCATCTGATATTTTCATAGTGAGAGTTATTTCTCTATTAAATAATTCCTTTAAAGGTTTAGAGCTTTTATAATCTTGTTGTTTACCTAAAGGCCTGGTTTGCTCAGCTGTTGTCATACTCCATGCAGGAAAATCTATTTGCTGAACCGTAGATGACATAAAATCATCTATGGTATCATACGGTAATATCAGACTTTGATAATAATCTTTATACTTTTCTTTTATTGAATCAGTAAAAAAATTTTCAGGAAATAGAAAAACAAAACTATTATTTCTTACGTTTAAAATCATAATTAATCAAAATGGCCTATTTGTATGTTGTATTCCCACTTACTAGTGTCAAATGTATTATTCATATCGATCACTACGGTATCTATGTATAATGGAAGTTCTCCCATTTCCTCGTCATATTTCTCATGAGTTATATCGTCGTCTATTATATCAAAAGAATCTCGCTCTTCACTTTCAAAGTCTAAGACTGCTCCTTCTACTGCAACACTTTTCAATATAAACATTATTCCATCTATTCCACTTCTTTTGTATTGTACATTTAGATCAAATGTAATAACAATCTTGTTTAATACGATTTCAGAATCTTCGCCTATATTTTCACCTTTACTAGTGGTCTTTGGTCTATTATATAAATCAACTCTACCATATACATCACTGTCTATAGTTTCTACATAAGATGAATCGTATTTAGATTCAAATAATTTTATATGTTTTCTATTTTTCATAATTTACGAACTCTTTTATGTATTTAAATTGATATGATTCATTTGACATTAATTCTTTAAATATATCAACTTCCATTTGTTTTATATATTCACCAACTTTAGGTCCACCTTTAATATTCATCTTATCCATTACATCTTTACCACTTACACTAGGTATATACTGAATAAATGTGCGTATTAATTTTTCATCTATGTTATTTAGTTTAGCAAATTTTAACATTTGATTATCGTTAACTGAGGTATTATACTGAGACTTTTTAATATCTAATACATTTTCTTGGTTTAAATGAAGAAGAGATTTTAAAAACAATATGTTTTTAATTTCTTCATTTGAATATGTTACTTTATTTAAAATATCTCTAATTTCTATTGAGTCATTTTCTCTAAGAAGTGTTGCAAGATTTATTATGTAGTCTTTTTCTTCTACATAGCTTGCGTTTATATTTAGATTTGGGAAAATATATTGAAAAAAGTTATATTTGTCTAAAAGATTCATAAAATATACAACAGAGGAAGATTTAGCAATACCTTTTAAAAACTCATCTCTGATTCTTTCAGATGATATTTGATCTAAATCAGGGTCTTTAAGTAAATAATCATGTATACCTTTATCTAATTCTGAACCCGTTACGCCTGCGAAACGTATAGCTCTAAGTTTTCTTAGTTTATCGTCTGAAAAGCGATCCGCGGGATCTCCTACTGTTTTTACAACTCCATTTTTTAAATCGTCTATTCCTCCTACTAAGTCTACTATTTCTTCTGTTTCAATATCGTAAAATAAAGCATTTATAGTTAAATCTCTTCGTTTAACGTCGTTTTCTATAGTGGTAAAGGTAACATCATCAGGTCTTCTTCCAGTTCCTACATCTTCTCTAAAAGTAGCTATTTCAAATTCTCCGGTAGGTGTCATAGCTAACCATATTCCAAATTGCTCGCCTATAGGTAACATCTTATATATAGGAGATAACATTCTATTTACTTCATCGGGTAATGCATCAGTAGCTAAATCATAGTCCTTAGGGGTCATTCCAGATAGTGCATCTCTCACTGCGCCTCCTACTAGATATAACTTATATCCATTCTTTTTAAATACATCTCGTATCATTAGAATGTCTTTTGGTAAATCTATGGTATATTTCTTTTTTATTTTCATAACTATTCGCTAGGCGGGTGATCTTTGTCTATCCAGGCATTGTTTATATTTACACCTGTATCTTCTAATTTGGTATTTAGGCCTATTTGATTTATAGTATTTCCTTTATAGAATACAGAGTCTTCGTTAAAGCTAGGAAAATACGTTTCCATATCTATACTAAAGGTTATATTAACTCTTTGATCTGTGGTATAATCAAAATCGTATTTTTTTTCAAAGGATTCAGTATCAGGAAAAGTAAACTGTCCAGGTATTCTAACGCCTTTGTACTGGAAATAAACAACTCTATTTTTATAAAATAAATCTATTAGTCTTTCTATTATTTTAAATGTTTTATTTAAATTATCACATATTATTTTAGCTGAGAATTTTAACCCCATTGGCATACTATATAATCTAGCTGAAAATGCTTTATTTACCTTTTGATCATTATCATCAAGAACCTGTTGATTAAAACTACCTCTAACAAATTTATTGGTTATATCGCTAGTTTTTATCTGAAAGGAATCTAAAGTTATAATGCCTCTTGGAACTATATCATAATTTCCTTCAGCCATTACTGGGACTTTACAGCCATCTGGGACTTGTATAAAGAAGTCTTTCATGAAGCCTTCGTCCGCCGCCATATTATAAAAGAAAGGTATCTCATGTTTTTCTATTTCTCCATTTCTAACTAGGTCTATTACAATTTCCCTGTTTAAAATGTCTAACAGTGCTAATACAGCATTTCTTAAAAAGATATCTTGCGTATTTGAATTTCTTATATTTTGATTATCAGTATTCATGTATTATTATTATTTATCTATTTCTTGTTATAAAAGGTACCTTGACCTGAGGTCTACAATTATCTATCAATAATAACATAGATTCGTCTTTTATAAATTGCTGACTTAATATAAAGTCATGTTGTTCTTCTTTTATCATAGTTTTAAATAATCTAATATTAGATATCTTTAAATTAGAAGTAGGTATTGTGTATGGCTGTTCTAGATTAAATGTTTTTTCTTGCATGGAAGATACATTTTCAAATATTTTACTAAAATCTGTATGATTAGTTAAATCAGAAGGGTCTTCTATCGTTTTATATAGGTAAATTCCCATTTGCTTAAATTCATTAGATATAGAAATAACAGCAGAATGCCATTTTCCAGATTCAAAATTATTTATAGTAAAGGTACTTAAAGAATCATTTACTTTAACGTTCAATATTAAATCTCCTTCTGGCTGATCGCTGAAGTATTTATTAAATTGAGCGTAAAAATATATCCCAGATTCAGATTCGTTATCATAGCCGTTTATAAAACTAATTATTTCAGAGTTTCCAGGAACATTAAACATACATGTATATGATAAATTGTCTATTCCATTTGAACCAAATTCAGGAAGTCTATTATATACAATAGAAGTTTCTCTTAACTTTAAAGTAACTGCTGGTTTAGAATCAACACTACTTGTCATTATATTTCTTTGATTGGTAAAACTTAAATCTTTATATGCTTCTAATTGTAAATATCGGCCAGATTCAGACTGACCTACGTGATCAGGTAATGTATCAAAAGGACCTCTAACTCTTAAATATTTTACGTTTATTCCTAATACATTTTTATCATTTGTCATTAATGAATTATTTTGCCAAGTCTTGAAAATAGGACTATCTTGATATGCTCTAATTACGTTATATGATTTTTTGTCATTTACAGTTCCCGATGTGTCTACTAATTCTTGAGAAGTAGATGTTAGCGGGGAATCACTAGTTAAAAAATAATCGTTAGAAGTTGCTTCTATTCCACTAAGGTCATAATAATTTTCCATTAGCGATGCAAAATTAAAGTTAAACTTTATATTCTTTATTTTTAGATCAGGATGAATAGAGCCTCTAGTAATGTCATATCTAGTAGATATAGTTTCATATTGCTGAGGCATTTTAGCGTCCTGTATGTCTTCTTTGACCTCCTCTGCAAACAGTTCTTCAGCGCTAGTTATAATATTATCCATGTATTGACGATTTTCGTCTTTCATTAACATGTCAATGTTTGGATTAAATTTATAAAGTTGTATTTTCCAAAAACTGGGTTCCATCATAAATCCCCTGTGTAAATAGGATCCTTGTATTTCAAACATCCTGTTGATTAATGGAAAATATAAGAAATCTCTTTTTCTTGGTTCTGCTTCGTTTCCAAAAACAGATTGAAAATATCTATGATCTACATGTATTTCAAAAGGAACTTCAAAGTCTATTCCAAATTCAGAAAATTTAGGCTTATTGTCTGGAAAATTATTATCAGGTACAAGTATTTTTACACATTTCCTATCAACGTTTTTATATAGTGTCCATTCTTTAAAAATATAATCTCCACTGTCTGATTCAGGAACAGTTCTAAAATAAACAACTTCGTGTCCAAAGATTTTATTGGTATGGAAACTCAGTTCTTTATAAATTCCAATTGCACTATCTACTTGATAGGGTCTAAAACTAGCCTCTCTTTCAAATATAAGAGCTGGGCATTTTTCGTCAGTACAACACACAACGGGCGTTAAAACGTTAGGTAAACCTGGATCATTTCGTTTTGCTCTTATTTTTATTTCATCTATTTCTATTGGAGACTCTAACTCTTCAAAGGTACCATTATCGTATTCATATTTTATTTCTATATAGACGCATTGATCTGGTTCTATTTCAATACTCTTTACACTGTCTAATCCCAAAGGGTCTATTGATTCTGGAGAAAATCCATACCAAAGAGACCAATCTATATTGTTAGAGGAATATCTAAAATATCTTTTTAAGAATGTTAAATCAATTGAACCGGGCGAAGTAGTTTCAATGTCTTCTAATATATCAGATATACCTGTTATTCCTGTAATAGGGTCGGCTATAGAAAATATTCTAAAATTTTTACTAAATGTTAGCGTGTTTGAACCTGATTCAGGTATGATTTTTATAGTAATGTTCATTTATACGATATATTATGTTTGTGTTATATACTGTTATTTATTTAATTTTACAATACTCTATTATGATAGAACCAATAGATCGTTTCTTTGTAAAATATATAAAAATAAACGTGTTAACTTTGAAGCCTAAAAATATTTTAGATCCAATGTGGATCGCTAAAAAAGATTATATTGATTCTGAATACTTTAATTATGTATTACTAGCGGCTGAGCAAAAATATTCTAAAGAATTAGAAAGCGGAAATAATGAATACTTTTATGAAGTAATGTTTCACTATTTAAATTTAAATAATTTAGTACTGGATGGAAACATGTTTGATTTTAAAATGAATTCTTCATGGAGAAACGATAGAATTATAGAAATATCAAATGAACTATCGCTTTTTTATAAGAAGGACAATGAAGCGGGTGAAACTGTAAAGCGAGCCAATGAGATATTTAAAAGTCTATGTATAACTTACCTAAAGAAACAATGCGATATATTTAACATAAAAGATTTTAATGTGTATTATGTAAATAGTAAGATACAATTGTTAAATACAATTTATGTTTTAATAAACGTTAATGAAACGCAATCATATGAAATATGGAAATTAAAAATGGACAGACGTTTTTCTAAAGGGTACAAATTTTTAAAAGTTGAAACATTGCATGTAGAAAACATAGAAGAAACTCCTATTAAAGATATTATTAAAGAATTAAATAACGTAGAATTAAACAAATTAGACCCAGATTTAAATTTACTTTTTTGTATATGTAAAAATAAAGAACTAGACCTAGATAACATATCCGACTCTATAAAAAATACAATTCTGCTAAATAAACTAATGGCTAATGAGAGCAGATTTGATCCAAACTTGCTTGAAAATGCACTTGATATTATATTAGACGAAAATATCTTACCGTTTAAACTATCAGAAGATTTTATCTAAATAATTCTAAGATAAAGAATCAACAACAACTAATCCTTTACTTTCAAGTACTGATTTTATTTCTTCATATGATACTTCATATAGTGTTTCTGAAGAAAATAATGAAGTAACACTGGGACTTCCCTGGTTACTTATTCCAAATCTCCTAGGAATCATTTGAGATAAAACTGTACTATTAGAGTTGCTTTCTCTAGACTCTTCATTTAAGTATAAGTTAACCCATACATCACAGGCTCTGTTCTTTGAAAAAGCTAATTTTTCTATATTTAAATATGCAGCTGAGGTTATTCCTCCGCTTGTTGCTATTTCAGTTGATATTTTTAATCCCATTTTATTTTTTATTTATTTTTTCTATATTCCAAATGTACGATAATAAGCTTGCGCTGAGCCTGTTGCACTAATATCTATTTGAACTCGACAGTTGGCCGGTACTAGTACGTTTCCATACGCTTGAGGTGTACCACCGCTATATCGTTCTCTGTAATTAGGAACATATATTCCGCTTAATGGAGCAGTTTCAACGCCTATGTATAAATATGAGTATGCTCCGCCAAACCAGAAATATGTAGTTTTATCAGATGATAATACAGGAGTAGTAGCTTGACCACCGGATCCTGAGGCAGTAAAAAATAAACTAATAGCTGTAGTAGCACTTTGTAATGCGCCAACTTTATCTCCACTTACTTGCAATTCTCCGCCTACGATTAAGTCTCCTGATAGATAATTACTATCTTCTCCAAAAACTGTTATTCCTTGCACAGATCCTGTTGTAGTTATTCCAGCCATATTTATAGAAATAGCTGATATTTGAGTAACATTTGTAACATTAGAAACGGTTATAGCTTGGGGATAGACGACAGTAGCATCTATATTATTCATAGCAATGCTCTGCCCTATCGTAAAAAGAAGTGCAGAAGCAACAACATCTGATATATCATTGATTTTTATATCTTGACCGAGTATGGACGGGAAGCTGGACGGCGCTGTCGAATATTTAACTCCATTTGCTTCTATAGAGACACCTGTTACAGCGTTGTTAGTCACATCAGTGATACTTTTAGGTTTAATTGCTACGTTAACTCCACCATCGGTATGTATACCCTGTCCACTGTCTACCCATAGGCCTCCTGAACCTATAGTTGCAGAATTTCTAACCTGTAAATTTTTACCAATTGAAACGTTATTAGATACTTTAATATCTTTAGATTGAATATTTCCTATCATGGCGGTAGGTGCGTTTATTCCATCTATTTCTATAGAACGTACACCGCCTGTATCTGTATTATTAGTTACGGCAAGAGTATAAATCTTATTACCAACCATAGTCATTTTTCCGGGTTTCCCATTACCTGTTCCAGTTCCAAAGGTCTCAACGGGATCTAACAATAAAGGAAACGAATAATCTGTGATATCGTAATTTATAATACACGATCTAGCATTAGCCACATCTTCTGCATAGACATATAAATATCTACCTGATATTTCAACGTCATGGCCTGTGTAATTAACGGGGAGAGCAGTTGCACTTATTAAAGCAGGTGTAGATGAAATTCTATTTGTTCTATATATGTATAGTTTATTTAAGTAGACTACAAATATCCTATCTCCTATTACTTTAATTGAACCCGAGATACTACCGGTCGTAGGAATAACTGTGAAGCTATCTATAGTAGTAGCATTTGTTAAAGTTGTACTTAACTTAGTTGGTTCGTGTAAAGATACTTTATAGATTTGCAAAGCTCCTAGTGAAGTCATAGACAAAGTATACGCTACGTTATTCTGTATGTCAAAATCAATATGTCTACAAAGACTCTTGGTATCTATATAAGCGCCATCTACATACGGACGTCTTGGGTCAGTTATATCAATTGCTATTATATTGGAATCATTTAATGCAGTATCTGATTTATCTGTCATTACATAAGCCCAGTTTCCATTTATTTTTACTCTTCTAGAATAATTTAGATCAGGAATGGTAGTGCCTTGATATGTCGAACCTGTCATAAAAGAGGAAAACGTTGTGGACGCACCTAGCCAGGAAACAATTTTAACGTCACTTTTATCTGAATCTAATTCAAACACTAAAAATGAATCTTTGAAATGAACATCTGGGCTAATTGGAGGGGCAAAAGAAATGGGTATTTTTCTAACTATTATTCCATATTTTCCAGCAAAAACAATATCTCTAGCGTTAGTTAGTGGAATTGATCCGTTAAACACACGACTAGAATTTACGTATCCAGGAAAAGGCCCATCTCCATGTGGGTTTCCATGTATATCATAAGAGTCACTGCCATCTCCTGCATTAATATCGGAATTTTGAACAAAGCTGTTTACTAGCATTGTAGAATTAGGATCTGATATGTCCCATATTTTAAGAGTACCTGCGACACTAACAGAGGCAGGTAAAGTACCATTGTTTGACTGTACTGCCATCAAATATTGGCCATCTGAAAATATATTACCATAACCTTGTGCATCTGTTGTCGTTTGAAGAATGGAATCTAGCATTTCAGATTCATAAGGGCTATAGCTATCTGTATATATTTTATTTAGAGAACCTTTATCAAAGTATAAATCTCCTTTTATGTAAGTTCTGTCTAAAAAGTCACTTACATTAATAATACCATAGTCTCCATATAAAGATGTTGGTAAGGTTCCTGTTAGTTGACTCTCTATGTTTCTAACGATTCCTATAGAAATAGAATAGTTATCAAGTTTAAATTCTATACCGTCTGATGAAATATCTAACACTGAAGTTTCTTTTAAAGGTTCAGATGTTCCTATTTTTGTATAAAACCTAGATTGTTGAGGAGTTCCTGTGTCTATATTATACACGGGTGTTTCGAATTCAAAGAAACCTTGTTGATCTATAAGAGTTAGATTACCCTCATCTTCAGGTAAAGTTAATGAAAATTTAGCTTTGTTAATAATTTCATTAGACAACGGATAATAACTAGGTGTAGATATAGACTTAGTATATTTTAATTTTAAATTATTATTGATTTCACTAAGCAAGGTGTCTGGACCGTCTGTATATAAAGAACCTAATTCTAAATGGTACCTTCCAAGAGGCGATGCTGTATGATCAACCGATATAGTTTGTATAGCATTAAATTCATCATCTGTGCTTGCTGGAAAATTATCTATTGTAGTAACTTTTTCATTCCAATTATTGAGAAGCAAAGTATCATTATTAGCAGAATTAGCTAGAGTAATGTCTGTGTTTATATCAGCTAAGTCATTTCCATGTCTAGTGAATGTTATATACCTATTATCGTCTGGGCTAGCTAGTCCAAACCCTCTTATAAAAGGAGTAGATCCACTTGATATAATATTATTTACTATACTAGTAAAGTCAGTTATTTGAATCCAAGTGGATGGAGAACCTTGATATTGATATACACTGCTGCTTATAGTTTCTAAGTAAAAATCTCCTATTAATAAATCTGTAAAAATCTGAGTGTTAGGATCTCCTACTCCAACGAACCACTTATTTCCTCGTTGACCGTTGTCGCCTTGAATACCCTGAGGTCCAGCGGATCCTAATGGACCGGCTATACCCTGAGGACCAGGTTGACCTATTCCTAATTCTAATAGTTTGTTAAAGTTAAAATTTACCTTGTCTACATAGATATCCTGTGCATCAGATGAAAATAGTTCTTTAAGATTTATAATGACTGCCATGTTTAAATAAATTTCATTTTAATTTTTGGACTAACTAAGGTTCCGCTCTCACTGTTTTTGTTAAAGCTAAATCTCAATATCAATCTTTCATATTTATTTATCTCTAGATTTTTATTAATAAAAAAATCTTGCTCATTACGTTGGTTATCGTCTAATGAAACAAATTTTATATTATTTGAGTTATCAGGAGTTTGTAATTGAGATACTAGTTTTCTATCTTGTTTTGTATAAAAGAATAGCTCCTGGGTTTCATATAATTTTAATATATTAAGTTTGATATATTTGTTTACATATTCATCTATAGATTCATAAGGTCCTAGGTATTGTTCTTCATTTACCAAGTACTCATAGAATTTATTAGATATGCCAGAATCTGTAAAGTACCTAGTTAAAATATTATTTAAGTTTATGAATCCTTCTATTCCTTTGGAAGTTTCTTTTGAAACAATTTCTATGTTATCTAAGTTAACGTTCTCTAATAGTTCTAGCTCAGATAATTCTAAAACATTGTAATTTTCTAAAGATACTTCATTTGGTAAATTTATAAGTTTTCCAATAAAAGAATCATCTTCTTCTATTCTAAGGGAACCGGCTACCGGTTTAGAAGAAGATTTATCTAAATATCCATGATGAAATCCAAATTCCCAATTAGAATTAAATAAGAAGTATGGTTTTTTACCAATTGCTATTTCATCTATTAGCTCGTATCTAGGTTCAAAGGAGTCGTTAGCTTCTAAATCTAGTATTTTAATTGGAGATATTTTTATATGAGAAAAATTTTCGATTGTTCCAAATGAATCAACACTTGTGTTATAAGAAACATTAGCTAAATCTAAATTTTTTAAAGTAACATTTTTAGTAAAGGTATAACTAGAGTTAAAAAACAATACGTCTGTAAAGATAGGTTCAAATGTTCCTTTGTATCTGTTTATTTCATAGTTATTATCTAATTTAGAGGTATAGTAATCGTAACCTATAGTTTCTATAAAAGAAAAATTAGAAGGTCTATTGCTATCATATAAAGCGGCTAACCCTTGTTTTTTAATTATAGTTTCATTATCAGGTATTTCAATATAATACTTAGGTGATGCTATTTGAGTTGGTGTGCCGCTTGAGTCTAGTTCCCAACTTTCATATTCTATAAAATCGTTTAATTCGTTTACATATTGTTTGAATCTTGCAAAAGAAAGTTTTTCTATTATTTTTTCATAATAACCTTCTCCTGAAACCATAGATTTAAATGTAAATAGATCTCGGTATACCGGGGTTGGAATACCTGTTGGGATATTTCCAGCAAATGAAGAAACATTGCTTGTTAAAGATATATTTACACCTGAAGGTAAATTTTTTATTTCTAAACCATTGCTTACTGCTTTTAAAACTCCGTTATTTAGCAATGGAGTAAACCCGGTTTGAGTGTCTAAGAAAGAATCAGTTGATATAGATTTAAATCTAGGGATAATAAAAGTATCAGACTTAGATTTAACTACTTCATCTAAAATATTAGATGGATAATTTAATATATTTGGGTTATCAATAGTTTCAATTAAATTAGAGCCTCCTAAGAAAGCACCACTTGGTCCTAAATCTACCTTTGAACTTAATTTTATGTTTGAATAATTATCAAGTATATTATTATATTTTTTATGTTTTAAAGAATACAATAAAGAGTATGTTATATTTGAAATATCTATACCCGTAGAAGGCTCATTTTCAAAAGATATTCTATAGTCTCCGTTAACCGTGTTATAAAGTTGATTAAATGGATCTAAAGGGTCTGGGGAAAGAAAGTTGCTAGTTTTAACTGATGTTATTCCGCTTAAATCCTGTTCTGCTAATTCTTTCCATAAATCTCCTATGTTATCATATGATCCTATTTGTAATTCTATAACTATTAATATAAACTTAAAATCTTTATGCTCTATTGATCTATATTTTATAGGTGGTTTAGTGTCATCATTTATGTCTTCTTTTACCGTTTTTAGAATACATGAAAATTTATAATTTTCAAAACGAGTAGTGCTTGGGTTTGAGATAGGCTTTCTGTCTGCTCCTAAATCATTTACGTTTATAACATCTTCAAAACTTACTTTAAATCCTTTTAGAAATGTTTCAAACTGACTAACTTCGTTTTTTGAAATTATAGAATATCTAGTTTGTGTTTCACCTACTTCTTTTCCTGCAAAAGAAGGAGTATATGTAAAATAATTTATGAAATAATCTTCTTCACTTAACAGCTTTGATTCGTCTAGTGGAACGTCAAAATAGCTATTATTTAACTTTGAAGTTTTTTCATCATTTAAATATTCAAACCTTGATTCTAAATAAAACCATTCATGTGTAAAATTAGAAGGATTTTGAGTAGTATCATCGTGACTAGGTGAAAAATTATTAAACCCAAATATTAATTCATCGTTTAATCTATAAGGATTATTTCTAGCGTCTTTACCATTTAGCAAAGACCATTTTGTTATATAAGGAATAAGCTTAGATTCTAAAGAAAAATCTTTTGTGTAGTTTTCTTTATAGTAATCATACTCTGTTTGAGTAATACCATTTAAATATCGTTCTCTTCTGTTAAATTGTTCATTATTTTCTTCATCTACTACTTTTGAAGGATCTTTAAGTAAGAAAAAGCCTTCGAAATCTTGTATTTCTTGATTTTGATCGTTGTATGGTATAACAGACGACCCTACATTAGACGTCAAGTCTACGTCTTCATAAGAAACAACAGGATTACCTGATTCAATATCATAAAATTTAGGATCACCTGTGCTTATTGGTCCAAAAACATCTCCACCAGAGTAAGAAGCACCATTCCATGTAATAGAAGAACCTCTCCCATATACTTGATATGTAGATCCTTCTTTTAATATATTAGTTTTACTAGGTATATAATAAAATTGATATAGGTCATTTATAGGAAAGTTTAAATATTTACTTGAATAGAAATCGAAATCAAAATCGCGGATAGGTAAAAACGAAACAAAACCAAAGGAAGGCCTATGTATTAATTTTAGAATAGCCTCTCCAAATCTTATGAATGGTTTTTCCTCTAATTCAAGAACAACGGCTATTTTATTGAAGTAATCGTTATATCCTGATGAAATAGTATCTATATAGTTAGACACTTTTTTTATTTTAGACCAACCATTTTCTGTTCTAACTACTACATCACCTATGTTGTTTTCTAGTTTTTCCCTTTGATCAACTTCCATTATTAATCTATTTCCAGAATAAGAAGAACCTCCTTCAAAATTAAAGATGGTACCTATTAAAGAACTGCCCGTAGAATTTTTTATTTCTATAGGACTATAATCTAAGCTTGGTGATTGGAATTCAAATGAAAACTTAGTATCATGATCACCATATGAAGATGATCTAACAAATATGTACTCGTCTATTTGAGTGACCCTGAACGCTCTGTTTCTAAAATTACTTAGACAACCAATAATTGCATTACTTATTTCACTAGGATCACCCGTTGCATTAAAATAAAAAGTATCATAACCCGTTATATTATCTATATCATTGTAATAGTAATAGTCACCTGGGTTAGGAACAGATGGATAACCTATAGCCGCAATTATTTCATCATGTTTTCCATTAGTGTCAGTCTTAGTTCCACTTGGGTGATAAAATTTTATAATATCACCGTTTTTGAATTCAGATAATATTTTAAAGTATGAACTTGAGTATCCTGGATTAGATGTTGAAAAAGCTGTATCCTGTAAAAAGTCTCTACCTGGTCCAAAAAACTTACCTATGTTTATTTCTGTTTTAGATAATCTTATTTTACCAGTATCTAATTCATTAGACGAATTATCTAAGTCTTCGTTTATAGGATTATCGTTAAGTTTAAAAGAATATAGGTTTCCATCTTTATCATTAACATAATTCATATACATATTATCTTTATCAGAATAGGTATCATTGAATTCTGACATTAATAATTGAGTATCTTTATATGGAAAAAGTACACCATTTGAATTTTTTTGAATAATATTAATGTCTTCGTAATCTTTTACATTTCTTCTTATTCTAGGAGTATTTTGCCAAGTTGCACGTTCATTGTAAACTCGATCTATATCAGTTGATATTTTATCTAATTCTATTTTATTAATATAAAAACCTACATATCTATTAAAATCGTATTGATCGGAAGTTTCATCGTTAAATATAAATTCAATGTTGATTATATTAGGATATATTATTCCATTTCTTTCATATCCTTGTGTAATAAATTGTTCAAAATGCTTTAATGGAGCAGCTGATGAATAGAAATCAGATAATAATTCACTTTTGCTTCCAAATGAACCTGAGTTCATTAATATACCATTAAATTTAGTGTAAGAATCATCTTCATAATTCATAGTTAGCCCTCCTGTTGGAAAGTTTAAATCGGAAACGTATTTTCTTAAGTATGACCCGACTTTGCTAGATTCTGTTAAGTCGAATGTTTTAATTATTGTTGATTTCTCAAACATATCAATTAAATATTCGTCTTTAGTAAATGGGTATTTAGCCTTTGATTTATCTATTTTGTAATTTATAGGGTCGTTTATTTTAAAAATTACAAAATACTCAGGCAAATCTTTCTTTAAGTATATCGGAGCAAAGTAAGATAACCTTTCTTCGTATTGTTTAGAAGGAAAGTATCGAGCTCCGCTAAAGTATTCTGAAAAATCATACTGATCTTTATAATCATTAGAAGTCTTTGTTTTAGATAAAGTTTCATTTAATGAAAATGCTATTTCATTTGGAGTTTTACCGTTACCATAAAAGTTATAAAGGTTAGCTGGATGAGTTATACCAGGATTAACTGAGAATTTTTTATATTTATCGTCTGCTAATTCTGAAGATACTTCAATTGAATCTAACCACATTTGATCGGATTCATTAACTGTAAGTTTTACATTTGTTGTTAATTTAGGGTTAGTCCTGATTAACTGAAAACTAGTAGTATCATTTAATATTTTATTATACTTTATATTTTTCATCTATTTCTAGAAAGAAGCACTTGAAAGACCGCTTGCTGGAATAATTGGTGCATCTAAACTGGTTACTTTTTTATATTGACAATTAACTTTTAAATCAAAAGAAAATGGTACATCATCTTTTATATAGATATCTATCCCTAGTTTCTTAGAATATTTTATATTAGTTAATGCCCCATTGGTTCTGTAACCTCCAACATTTCCTAATTTGTCAGAACATCTGAATTGAAATAGTATTGGGATATTTAAAGAATTTTCCGAGCCCGTTATAATTTCTTTATAAGAAAGTCTTGGGTGATTTCCTTCAACTGATATGGTTTCATAATTTAAAGGAAAAGGATATAGATAAGCTCCACATGTATATTTACCTATTAAGTATTCGTCATTTGGTATAAACCCTAGTTTAATAGGATAATCTTCATCGCTTCTAAGTGGATTACTGACAGGTATATTAGGTAAACGTCTAGTTACTTGATTTAAATAATTTACTCCAAATACGTTTGTTCTATCTGTTTCAGAAGTTTCAAAATGAAGTGCGTGTGAAAATTTATAATAAACTTGATTTGAAACAGATACCGGTGTATTGAATAAAGGTCTAAATAAATCTTCTCCTTGAGTACCTGTAGAAAAATCCCATGAGTTTCCTAACGATTGTATTTCAGGATGGTCTACGTGTATACAAAATTCGCTTATTACACCTCCATCTTCAGGAAGACCTGTTACATCTGTTGTTCCTTTCCATACATTCGACCGCGTACCTCCATCCGGATACGTTGCAGTAACACCAGGAGTAAAAGGTAAATAGTTACCGCCATTGTATGGAACGGTGTCTGAACCTACAGTTTGTCCATTAAAAGTATAACCTCCTAAATAATTCTCAAAAGTATCATATAAAGAATTAGATAATCCAAAATCTTTATATCTTGAATATAAAACTTGACTTTTAACTTGAGAAGATTGATTACCGGGCGATTGTTTAATACTACCTAATTCTGAACTTCCTATTTCAGTTATGCTTAAAGAAGGTAAATCGTACCTACGGTTAACGTGATAATCCTGATCGGGATTAGCCGATGGATCAGATAAAGGAGCTGCTTCGTCTATTCCTCCCATTAGTAAAGATATCAGCTCTAAAGAGGTTGCAGATGAATTTTCTATAGAAAGAATATATTGTGATGTAATAATTTGTCCTTCATTGTATACAGTTGTACCTCCAGTTGTATCTTTTATAAGATCTTTATAAAATCCAGCGAAAAGATCTACAGTTTGACCATTTTTTATTTCTGTACTATCGCCGTTTGGTGAAATTACTGATACTTTTATTACACCTTTTGCTTCAGATATCGATTGCTGTAAAGATTCTAGACTAGATTGAACGCTTCTTAATTGTTCAAATAGATCTACGACGTTTCCTTCGTTTGTAAAAAATCCACTTGATATATCCTTGGCTTGATGAGCAAAGAATCTTTCACCTGTTGTAAATTGAGAATCTAAGTGTAAATCAAGACCTTTAGCGTTCAATTCATCTTGAAATTCTATTCTAGATTTTTCAGCTATGAATCGGGTTGCAATTGCATTTCCCTCTTCTTCTGATTCTATTTCTGAAGGAAACTCTACCTGAACGGACTCTGACCAATCGGATTGAGCTGAGTTTTCAGGCCAACCTGCTTCTGAAATAGACTTAACTTGTAATTCTAGTATTTCACCTTTTCTAATTGTTATCGCTAATTGATTCACATTTACTGCGTCTGCGTCTGAAACGTTTTCATCTGCCCATTCATATAAACCTGTATTCTCATTAAGAGTTCTACTTTTTGATTTAGTTAATCGTTCAGTCCATGGAGAAAATACTGCAAATTTCTTAGTACCATTGCTTTCCACAAACTCGCTTTGAGTAGCATTAGCGGCAGTTCCTTTTTTGCTTAAGTATCTAAACCTATATTTAAATTGAACAATCTCTTGTTTTCCGTATTGGCTAGGTTTGGCTTCAGGTATTTGCCAAAATCCTCTAACTTGATATTTAGAAGAAGTAACAAATTGAGGTGTTGTTGCAACAGTCAAAGTAACATCTCTAACTAAGGTAGATATTCTATCCTGTAATACTTTCCTATCCTCTGTTTTCTTTTTAATTTCTTTTTCTATACGTTGTTTTTCAGCTTGCGTCTTTACCTTAGTTGTAATTTCAGCTTTTAAATCAGTTATTTTTCTATCTGTTTCTTTTTGCTGGGAAAGAGCGTCTTCTTTTTCTTTTATCTTAGATTTTAATTGTAACGTGTTTTCTGCCTCTTTTATATGAGAATCTATTTGAATAACCTGAAAATTACCTGAGTCTAGGACTGGCGCATCAGGCGTTTCTGCTAAAATAGCAGGTATCTTTTTATCTTTTGCTAAATTTAGTAGAATTAATCCAAAATCAGAAACAAAATTATTGTAATAATCTTCTAAAGTACTTTCACTATCATCATCTAATGGAATAGTTAATTCATTAGTATATACACCAAATCCTTTTGAATATGAATCAACTGTTAAGTTTTGTTTTTTACTTATGGGTTTTGCAAAAACTATTTCTCTTTCATTAAAACCTACGTTTACTTGTAACTCTGGAATTACGTATACACTAGGCTTTATCTTAAGGATAGATGCGCCTATAGTAATAGGATCTACTCCAAACACAGATTCTAAAACAACTTCGGTGTTTGTTGCGTTTACAGAAGTTACTTCATATTCGGAATCTTCTTTCGTAATTAGTCTATCTCCTACTGAAATAAACAAAGCTCCTTCTTCATCTGAAAGAACATCCGAATATTGTAATGTATTTAATATGTATTTTCTTCTTATGACAGAGACATCTGACCCAGTTGTATTGTCAGTTATTTCTTCTTCTAAAATTCTAAGTACATCAAAATCTCCTCTGTATCTATTGATTCCAACAGGTAAGTCAACAATATTATCGTCTTCTACATAATCTATTCCTTCTGCTTCTAAATCATCTATAACAGTGTCTAAATCTAAATTATTAACACCTTTATAATTCGTATCAAAATAACTTAGATCATCGTCTAAGATAGAATTAATAATTATTCTTTTTACTGAAAATCTATTAATATCATCAGTTACAATAGAACTTATATCTAAACTAACAAAAAGAAGAGGATTTAAAAAGGATTCAAAAAACCAGTTGTTTTTAACTCTAAAATCCGTTGGTACTGTGAAAGTGGTTTCATCGATGCTTTCTAACTCACTAATTAGTGAAGATATTTTTTGTAATTCAAATTTCCTTACATCTCCATTCTCAGATTTAATACCTATTACATCGTCATTATTGTTTATTAAAGTATTAAAATTGTTATTGATATCTTCTATTTTACCTTTCATGTATCCAAAGGATGGTACACTTATGTTATATTTAGAACCATCATCTTTAGTTTGACTAACGTCTACATTGTCAGATTTAGATATTAAAATATTATTTAAGCTATACAAAAAAGAATTCATGTTATCAATGTCAACTGATAATCTATTTAGTACGTCCTGTAATGAATTTTGTGTTTTAGGCATTTTTTCTATCTTATTTTATCTACTTCAAAGTTTAATAACATATTATCTGTACATGTTATTTTTAAAATAGGTGTATCGTTTGGTTGGAAATCTAGGTCAGTTAGATTTATTATATTTTTACCGAATGGACCTAATCCTATTTTATTAGTTGCATCAGTATATATTTTAACATTGTAAATGTTTACATCTATAGGATCTTCGAATATTAATTCTAAAGATTGGCCTTTAGACCAATTGTTACTTGTATCATCTATAAAAATATCTAGATCTCTAGATAAAGTTATACCTAACCCTGCGTTTTCATGTTTAATATAGTTAGTGTATTTCCCAAGTTTTACATTATTGTTAGTAAACACATTCGTTAAAGAATTATTTTCTATGTTATACTCTTGATTTGAATTAATTATTTTAAGTCTATTTGGAATAGTCTTATCAAGAGTTATTCCAGGACCTGCTTTAATTACGTCTAAATTATATGAAACTTCTATTGAGGTATTTCCATTTATGATATCATTTACTCTACTATTTACGCTTTCTATCATTTCAACAACGGCGTTGGTATTATTGAATAATGCTTGATTTGCATTTAATGAGGTTTCTAGATTAGAGACCCTTATGCTTAGTTCATTTAAGTCTTCTTGGTTTAGTAATAAATCTTTTAAACCTTCTACTTCTGTTTGTAAATTATTTAATTCAAGAAGTTTGTCTGAATATAACACTTGAAGTTGTTTAAACTGTGTCAGTACATCTAAAAATAGATCCATAGAAAAAGTTGAATAATCGTTTATTGATTTTTCAACTAAAACATTTTCAACAGAGGTGTCTAATTTTAAATTTGGTTTATGAGAAAACGCGTTTCCATTAGTTCCGTTTAACGGATCTGGCATATATTTAGTGATAGGAGGAATTATAAATTCTAAACCGTCCTGTTCTACTTTGTCTAAAAATAAAACTCCATATAAATTAGTTTTAGGATCTATCGGATTACCACTTGAATCTAAATTGTTAGGATCAAATACATCGTAATAAATTAAAACCGCGTTGTATTCAAAGTTTTTATTATTTACATAATCATTTAACTGAGTGAAAGCTTTTATTTCTTGATTTTCAGCAGCTAATTTATAATTCTGTAAATCAAAGTCTATACATATTCCATCTAAAGTATTTCTAACGTATTCAACCGACGTAGATCCAAACTGCTTTCTTATTAATTGATCTTCAGATACGTCATATTCTCCAGTTGAATTATAATCATCTGTAAAATATGAATTATTAGTAAGTTCAGTATACCAATTACCTGGCAATAAAGATGCTGGATCAGTAGGATCATCTGTAATCTCTGTGTTTACGCTTCCGTCATCTTTATCATAAAAAGCTTTCAGGCTTAAACCAAATGGATTTATCTCGTCGTAATGTCTGCCTTTTAAGTATTCTATGTCTAAAGGGTCAGGTGGATTATTAGTTATAGTTTGATTAGGGTAATAGTTTTCATCTTTTACAGATTTAAACAATACATAAGGAGTAGTACCGACATTAGTTGGTACATGTAAAAATATTTCGGTATAGGCATTATCAGCTGACCTAATAGAATTAACGACGTCGATATCAGCTACATACTGAACCATTCGTTTATACGTAGAAGTAGGATCATCTGGTTCTACAAATCTTTTATCTGTTCCTAAGGAATCTACATTTTTTTGGAGGTTATTAGCATCTGTAAATCTAATAGAGCCAAGTTCTTTTGCCCATTTAAAAAATACCCTTTCAGCTACTGTTAGCTTATTTTCATAGTTGTAATCATTTTGACTAACAAGCAATGCTTCTAAATTAAGAGCATAATTTTGAAAACTCTCTGCTAAGTTTATATTGTTGTCGGGGTTAAGGCCTTCTATTATTGGACTTTCTCCTGGTGCTAAGAACTGTATTTTATTATCAGTAGCTAAAGTATCGGGCGTACCTATTTCAGGAAGTCTTACTAGTGCAAATTTAGAATATCTAACCCCATTAGGATTATTAGTTAAATTTAATTGTATGTCTTCAATTGAACTTTGAAAATTATATAATATACCTTTCTTGTTCTGTATTGGTTTTATTAAAGGTGTAACTGCCATTTACATTAGTTTCTTTTTTTATGATAACGTCATATTAATATTAGACTTAACCATTATTCTATCAGCCGATGTTGAGTCTAAAATATAAATCATATCTACATTTGATGCGTATTCGGCGATACTACCAGGTGTTATGCCTAATGTAGATGTTCCATCATGTAAAGTGATAGGCTGACTTGTGTTTTGATTAGTTCCTGCTTCAATATAGAAAGGTAACAGCGCTGTGTTAATATCGGTTATTATGCTAGTTATACTCGGCTGTCCTTGTTCTTTTATATTTACTAAAAATATACTAAACACTGTATCTTGTGCTGGAGGGTTAGCTGCATCAAAATCTAATTTTATTTTTAATTCTGAAATACTTCCAACTATAGAACCACCAGTATATACAGAAGGATCTGCATCTAATGTTACAAAAATATTTTGTCTAGATGTATCCGTTAAGTTAATTACACCTTCAGCAACTCCTCCGTTATCCGAAAGAGTAACTAGTATAGATTCTTTGGATTCAGAAACTGATGACATATTATCTACTGAAGCGTTAAATGTAACGGCACCATTACTAATTAAAGAATCTGCTACGATAATACTATTAGAACTTATAGAATTTACTTGTAAAGTATCATCTACGCTTAATAAGTCAACATTCAAATTAGATTGATTACTTCCGTTTTTAGTCAAACTTGATATGATCTGTGTTGGACTACCTGTTTGAAAAATAAAACCCGTATCTTCCATGATTAATGAATCGGTTCTTAAAAAACTAATGGGAGTATTAGTTCCTATTGATAAGGAATTGGTATCTATTTCTAAATTGTTAACTAAGGCTTCTAAAGAATCTTTTAGAAGAAGCACGTTAGCGTTACTTATTACTCTTAAATCTACTACAAAATCTGTTTCTAAAATTTCCTGCGTAGGTATATCTATTGGTGTAAATGCCATTGTTGTTAATTATTTTAATTATTTATAAAGAATAAACTAAGAACTTAATACGTTTAATTTTCTATTGTTTAATCTTGTTTCAATATTTTCTATATAGTTTATTTTATTGTTCACCGTAACAAAGTTTTCTATTTCTTGTAAATATGTCCCTCCAGCGTTATCTTTTACTTCAACACTAATGTCATATTTTCCTAAATCACTGAACTTCCATACAAAGAAAGGTACTCCTTTTACTTTAGTAATTTCCTTCTTTGTAAACGAGTCTTTAAGCGTCCATATGTATTCTTGTTTTCCATCTAAGTTGTTGACTACAAAGAAAACCGGCGCATGTTGGGGAACTTTAAATCTTTCATTAAAAAACTTAAGGCTATTTATTTTTAAAGAATTTTCATCTATTGTAGACGGTAAGTATCCTATTTGTTTATCGTTTTCAAATCTCCAATAATCTTTATCTTGCCAAAAATAAGGATCCTGAACTGCTCCTGTTATAATATCGCTTGTTTTAGCAAATAGAAACAACGTATCTTCATCAAACATTGGAAAAGTATTTTTAAGATAATCAACCAATCTTTGAGAATATACATTTCTAGGATGAAAGAATGTATATTTACTACTATCTTTTTCTAAATCTGGACTAATCGGGCTATACCAATTTACATAAGAAAGTATGTGATACATATCTTTACTTAAATAATTAGCTTGGGCATGTATTTTACCTCCTATTATTTCATAGTTAAATTTACTTATCCCATTATGGATAGATTCAGCATTTAGCAAATCAACTAATTCTATTAATGTTGAAAAATTAGGCAAATAATAAGTAGAATATAAAGATATTTGTATAGCATCTCCTGGAGTAGGATCTGCTATGTAGAATCCTGCTAAAAAATCTCCTTGATATACTAAATCAGTAAATCTCATGTAGTATAGATCTTTTAAAGTTTTTTGCTCAAAATCACTTATCTTGAATGGTATGTTATTTTTACCTAGTCCCCAGTTGTTTTTTGCCTCTAGATTGTTTAAAGGATCGTTATATGAAATAAATGAATCAGTGTTTTCATCATAAAATTCTACATCGTACATGTCTTTTCCTGAACCATATCTATGTTGAAAAAATGTTTCAAATTCTAATAAGTTTTTATATATGTCAAAATTGTTTAGACTAGTATTTAGTACATTAATTTTTGGAAAGTATAGTGTTGAAGTTCCAAAGTCTTTTACTTGAACGTTATCTAAATTATCTAATCTTAAACTAAATTTATCCTCTAGTCTAGAAAAAGCTATTATTTCTGGTTTCTTGGCTTCATCAACTGTTATCTTTTTAGAATAAGTACTAGTGTTTCCATTAAATGTATGTATACTGATATCTACATTATATTCACCAACATATGGTAAAAAATGAGGAAGCCTCTTTAGGTCTTTGGCAAGACCTCTGTATTCAAAGTTATATGGATTAGGAGTAGGTTTTGTTATTTTCCAAGTTACTTCATAAACATTTTTTAAATCTATATTTTCAAAAGTCCAATATAATGGCGTATTTGAAAGATCTAACCATGTTATTCCATTAAAAGTTTTACATGTAAATTTATCTATTCCTATTTCAAGTATAATAGGCGCACCGACTTTTTTATCAGGGCCATCGCCTGTGTCCCATGATAACATAGAAGATATATTTGGGTATCTTTGATTTTTAACAGATGTATAATACTCTTTTATATAGTCGCATATTGAATCTATATCAGTTGGGCTATATTTTTGAAAAGACGAATATGGATTAGGAGAGTTTTTGTTAATTCTATTAACACCCATATCAATTCCATTCAAATAGCTTTGGGAATAAAGAGGGTCTAAAGAAACTATAGTAAGCCTATCACTATTACTGGGTGAATTTTCAATACTAACCCTTTCGTTTAAATCATAATCTAATATATCCGTTCTGTCTGGCCAATACTTTATAGTAAACTTTTGAAAATAGATAAATTCACCAATAATATCTTTTATTTTTACATTTATTGGTATAATTTCATTTTTTAATTTCTTGTCTAACTGATTTAACTTATAGAATATCTCATCAACCGTAAAGTCAGTTGTTTCTACTACTTTAGGTAAACCATCATCATCGAATTCATCTGTTGCTTTTGTGAATTCATAAGTGAGAGCTAAGAATTCTGTTTTTACAAATTGCTTTCCTGATTTTACATTTTTATTTAGATTTAATAGATTAAGGTTGTCTATTTTACCGTCATCTAGTATGTCTGTTAGGTCTACTAAAAATAATTTGTCAAAGTAAGGAGAATCAACATTTACATTTTTCCAATACTCTTTTATATGAAGAGTGTCTTTGTAACCTAACATATTAATGAAATTAACTAATCCCTTATAGGTTCCTATATATGGATATATTTCACTATGATTTACAAGTAAACTTTTTCGTGTTGAATTTATTTTTTTCCAATCTGGATATACCTCTTTTATGTCGTATGTTGCTAGTATATTAGCGTCTTGTCTGTTAAATTTAATACCAAAGTTTTCTAACCATACTCTAAATCTTTCATCTTCGTCTTCCCCTTCTCCGTAAAATAATAGTTTGGCAACTGTTTCACTAGTGCCTGTTATTTCGTCTTCTAGGTAAATAGTTAAAGATCTAACATACTCTATTTCTTCGTTTGGGTTAAAACCTACATTCAATTGAAGAGGAACTTTTAAATCTATAGCTGCTCCGGTTCCGTTAGGTAAAATGTCTTCATAGGAAACTTTTATTGAATCCTTTTTATTAATTACATATTCTCCTATTTTAAATTCTTTTTCAACGTCATATAGGAAAAAAGGAGATTCATTGATGCTATCCCATTTAACAACTATAGACTGGCCTCCAGTTAATGTTGGAAATTTATAATCAGATCCTACTTTTTCAAGTATAAAAAAGTTTTCATTATCATATAGAGCAATAGATAATTGTTCGAAATACATGTTTGCCTCTAATATACCAGTGTCAGGGTTTTCCTGAAGGTTTATTAATTCGCCATCTCTATCAAAAAAATGAAGATTATCTATTTGCATAATTATAACTTAGTGTTTGAATTATTTATCAAAATTTAATTTAAATTAAATGGTGTATACTGAACTGTCACCGCCTGTGCTTAAAGATATAGTTTCAATAGTTTCTCCGTCTTCTAATCCTGTTTTTTTATGAATTTTCTTCCATTCTTTTGCATATCCATTTTTACACATTTGAGTAAAGTAAGCAAAAGCGTTAGGTGGACTTGATTTAGTTGGATCAAAATTTCTCCAATATTTAATGCAATCTACTAAAGCTGATTGTATACAGTCTTCTTTGTCGCGAGGATCTTTAAAATATAATCTCTCTACTGCTCTATTAGCTAGCATTACAAAACAATCTATTGTAAATTTGGTTAATTCGTCTGCTTCTTTAGATTCAATAACAGCTGCGGTGAATTCCTTGTTATTTATGTAGTTTTTATCACCCTTTTTTCTACGAGTTCTCTTTTGTTGAGGCATTTCATTTTTCGTTATTTTTTAAAATGTTATGTATCTTTACAATGGGTAAATATGAATCTATCATGTCCATGTAAGGTGATTTAACATTTTTTCCATTAAAAATAACGCCTTCGTCTCGGTTTAATAATTTGTATAAATCGGATTGTTTTGCTTTTTCTATTACAGGGTCTTCTTTGAACTTATTATATACATCTATCTTAGATGCATTACCTTTACAGCCTATGGCGTTTTTTAATTCACTGGGACTAAATACAAATATTTTCTGTATTGAGTCTGTTAATGTAAGTAATTTAGATTTTATTATACCTGTCGCCTGTGATATGTCTACTAAGCTGTTTCCTGATGATCCAAATGATATTCCTTCTATTGCTATTATATTATCTTTTGTTTTGGTATGCTCTTTTATTTGTTTTATTATAAAGTCGGTTAGTTTAATATAGTTTTCTAGTTTATTTCTTTCATTAATATGATATTGATCTACTTTTTTAGTACGTTCACCTAAAGAATGTAATTTTAAATTAGGATAGGTTAAAACAAGATCTTCCATTAATCTTGTATCTTTTTTAGTTATTTTATTGTTAGCTATTCCAATCCATTTAAATTCTTTAAAGTCTTTTGATATACATATACCTGGATAAAGAATAGAAAAATCTATACCTATAATGTTCATTCATAATGGATAATTTTAATAAAAATATTATATTGTAAAATATAAAATAGTTTCGTAGCTACTTTTTCTAATTTTTTTAAAAAAAAATAAAACCTTGTCCACGTGTAAAGTACAAAAGGGTTAGTGGGTGGGTACTTTATAATTACTTTAATCCTTACTTTTATACTTATACTTTAGTAACTACTATAGTAACGCGCGAAACAATTAAAATAAATGTTTAATAATATAATCTTTTAATTGAAAATGCTTTCCGCTACGTATTATTTCACTATTAAAGACGTTAGACTTTATAAGAGTCCACTTGGCTATTCCCAAGTCTGTTGCTCTTATTAAGGTTTTACCTTTTTCGTTTTCATATTTTATAAATTCTGAATCTTCATCTTCATATTGCTCAAGCTCTATTTTAGCTCCCCTATCTATGCTTGGCATCTTTGATACTAAAAACCTCGAAGGCTCTTCTAATAATTTCATTTTATATAAATAATGCGGACCTTTTTCGTCTTCAACGTTTGGGTATTTACCTAACATTTGTTGAAACCAATCTGCTGTTTTTACTTGATTGTACACTTTTTGTGTTCTTGTTATTCGTCCCGTATTATCCCAAGTATTTTGATATATTGCATCGTTATTTACTATACTTAAGATTTTTATTGTTCCAGGACCCTGTACTTGCTCAGGATCTGTTATTAATTCCCATTCAGTATCATCGTTTCTATCAAGAGTTATCCATGCTTCCCATTTACTTCCATCTTCTCCGATGCCTGTCATTACACCGTTAATATAATGATCATTTATATCATTTGCTTCTTCATCAGATATATCAGCCGTATCCCATACTATTCTGATATCATCTCCGGCTTTATTTTTTCTAATTTCAAAATGTTCCATGAATAAAAAGACACTCTTTGGTTTATTTATACGTAAAAAATAGTATTATATTTTTATAACAACAAATACATATTTTATGAAAACTTTATTTACATTAATATCAATACTGGTTTTTTCATTTTCTTACTCTCAAAACATGATTGTAAAATCACTAACTCTAGATAGTTTAGTATGGAAAAAAATTAATGAATACAGGGTTTCTAAAAATGTAGCTCCCTTTAATGCGTTTGAGTATTCAGATATTAGAGATTATAGTTATAGCGTAACTACTAGTAACTCTAAATTAGAAATGATAGAACATTCTGGAAATAACTTTCATATTTATAATATAGAATGCATTTATTCCTGGGTAAAAACTTATCCCGATGGTTTTTTAGATATAATCAAAGTTAAAGATTGGGAATATTTAGCAGACGATATAGTAAATTCCTGGATAGCGTCTCCTCCTCATGAAATAGGAATATCGTCTGATCAATTTACCAAAGCAACAATTACTACGATACTAACTATCGATTCAAACGCTGATAATTATAGACTTGATGCATCATACCATGGAAAATACTAATCAAAAAAAAAGAGAGACTTAAAGTCTCTCTTTTTATATTATCATTAAATGATATTAAGCGTTTGGTGATGGGAATTTAAGTCTATATGCAAATATTTTACCTGACATAAGTCCTTCTTCTCTAGTCTTATCTCCTCCAGAAGCTCTTGATCCAGCAGGTGTTTTAAAAGTCTTACCTGGATCGTTTGCTTTGTTCCAAGTATACTTGGCATGTTTTCCACTTCCTGGTTCGTCTGTTGAGATTTTCCAACTAATATCCATTGTTCCTGGTAACCTGTCTCCTAAAGCAGCTTTAAGGGCCATTGCTAATATATTACCTCTTTCATAAGCCAATTTAGCATTTTTACTTGCATAATCGTTACCAACTCCAGGGTCAGAATTACCCGCTGTTGTTTTTCCTTCGTTTTTATAAAGTTCCATTGTTTGATTAGCATTATCCCAAACCGGACTTGCTGAAGAAACTAAAGTCATAGTATCTATATAATCATTATCAGTTAATAACGATAGTATCTTTTTAGCTTCTTCTTTTACTAATGGATGATTACTATCTATTTTTACTCCGCTCTTGTCTTTATCTGATACACCGTTGTTATATGCTAGTTGCATAGCTCCTTCTCCACCGGCTTTAGCACCAACTGTTTTAGTATCTCCTCCTTTTTTTGCTATATTAATAGCATCAACTGTTGTGTTTGATCTGCTATATAAATATGGCGATTTCATATCGCTTACTCTGGAAGTATCTGTCAGTGATACGTATTTTCCTTCTGAGTCTCGACTATCATCTTTGTTTACTAATCCTGTTTTAGGTAAAACATAGTAGTCTTGATGTCCTTTTGCAAAATTACTAAAATTCCATGTGTTCATGTATCTAATTACATTCGCATAACCGGAAGTTTTTGGCTTTGTTGTATCTTTAACAGGACCGTTTCTTGATATAATTCTTCCAATAGTATACATATAACCATCTTCTTTTATAGATACATCTATTGGGTTTGCTATTTTTACAAGTGATATGCCTTTGGCTTTTGTTTTTAACAAGTAATTTTGAAAACCATCCCATAAAGAACTTTCGTTTTCAATAGTCCACCATTTTCTTTCAGGTGCATTTTCTTTAAACCATGTTTTAAATGCTTTTTTATCTCTTCCTGGTGCAAATGGACTTGATCTCCAAACTCCTTGTAATAATATATCAATAAGATCTTCTCTGTATTCTTGAGGCGTAGATCTTTCAACACCCGACTTACTAAGGTCACTTTTTAATTTTTGCAACTGTGCTAGGTTTTTAACCTCTTCACTTAAACTTACGCCAATCCTTTGACTGTAATCAAGTTTAACAGAATTCTGATTAGCAGGCTTACCGCCTGGTGTTAATTTAGCTTCTAAAATAGATTCGCTATTCAAATAATTTAAATTGTTATTCTCTAATAACTTCTTAAAATTTTTAAAATCTGATATGTGTGCCATCTTTAAATTTTATTTTTATTTATTTACATAAAGTGTTTGCTTTTATAAAAAAACTAAACCTATGAAAAGTATTTTAGTTTAATATAACATGAACACTACAAAAGAAAATGTAAATACTTTTAAAAAATTTAAAGACTCTAATTTTAAGTTTAATAAAGAACTACATAAATATACATATCATGATGAATCTACAGGTAAAGTTTTACAAACCTTTAAATCTGTTTCTGGGTTTGCTGATAATTTTAAAGAACCTTTTAATGGTAGGCTTATTGCTGAAAACCTTTCAACTAGCAATCCTCTTTATGGAAAACCCGTAGATGATATACTTGCGATATGGAAAGAAAAAGGAAGAGTAGCAGCTGACTTGGGAACAACTGTTCATGAATGGATAGAAGATTTTTATAAAACAATAACTGATGATAATATATTTGCTACAATAGATCACCAAAACCTATTAAAAAATCCAATTGAATTAGAAGACAAAGAAGCTGTGTCAAGGGTAGAAAAATTTAGAACATATTACACCGAAAGGTTAACTTCTTTAAAATCAGTTTTTCAAGAAGTCAAGGTTTTTTCTAGAAAATGGGGATATGCAGGAACGATAGACGGTATATTTTCTATTGATGGTGAAAGGTTAATAATATGTGATTATAAAACCAATAAAGAGTTTACAACAGATTCTGATTGGAAAGGAAGTAGAAATAGACTATTTGAACCGTTTAACGATACTTTTGATAATAAGCATAATAATTACTCTATACAGGTCAGTCTATATAGGCTAATAATAGAAGAAGAATGTGGTATAGAGATGCAAGATCCTTTTCTACTTTGGATACCTCCAAAAGGACCTTGTAAAGCATTTAAAGCAAAAGATTATAGAAATAAAATAAGAACATATTTAAATGATAAAAATTTAGTCATATAATAAAAACTAAATTTGATATCTTTGTATAAAATAAAAAAAATAAAAAACACAATATGAATCCTAGAAAAATTAAATTTGGATCTGATTCAAGAAATTTATTACAATCAGGCGTAGATCAGTTAGCCGAGTCAGTTAAAGTCACACTTGGACCCAAAGGTAGAAACGTTGTTCTTGGAAGACAACAACAATTTGCAATAACTAAAGATGGAGTATCCGTTGCTAGAGAAATTTTTCTAGAAGACGATATTGAAAATTTAGGAGCACAGATGGTAAAACAAGTTGCTCAAAACGTTGCTTTTGAAGCAGGTGATGGTACAACTACAGCTACCGTTCTTTCTCAAGCCATTATAAAAGGTGGAATTAAAATGATCGAAGCTGGGTTTAATCCAATGGATATCAAAAGAGGAATGGATACTCTTTCTGAAACAATAAAGAATGACCTTATATCTATGAGTAGAGAGGTATCTGATGTGGAAACAATTAGAAACGTAGCAACTATATCGGCTAACGGTGATACTGTTATTGGTGGAATAATAGCTGACGCTATTGAAAAAGTTGGGTTTGACGGAGTAATTACTGCAGAAGACAGTAAGACATTTGATACGTACGTTGATATTGTAGAGGGAATGCAAATTGACTCTGGCTATTTGTCTCCTTATTTTATCAACGTACCTGAAAAAGAAGAAGTTAATCAAGAAAATCCTTTAATCTTAATATACGAAGGAACAATAAAAAGTATGAAACAACTTCTTCCATTTTTAGAACATTCTAATTTGCAAAAAAGACCTTTATTGGTGTTAGCTGACAATTTAGAAGGAGATGCTATACAAACCTTAGTTTTAAACAAAATAAAAGGTATACTAGATGTTGCCGCTATTAGAAACCCAGGATACGGAACTAATAAAACTGAAACTCTTAAAGATATTGCTATCTTAACAGGAGCTATCTATATGTCAGAAAAAGAAGGATACGATTTGACTGATGTTAATCCAGCAGCAATGGCTGATGTTCTTGGAACTTGTGAAAAAATAAAAATAACAAGTGATAAAACTATTATAATCAACGGTTATGGAAACAAGGAAGAAATTTCAAAGAGAGTAGATGTAATAAACAAATCCATATCTAACAAAGACAATGAATCTGAAAGATTATTATTAAAAGAAAGATTAGCTAAATTAGACGGAGGTATCGCTATTTTAAAAATAGGAGCTTACTCTGAAACAGAACTAAATGAAAAGAAAGACCGACTAGATGATGCTCTTAGCGCAACTAGAGCTGCTATTGAAGAAGGAATAGTACCTGGAGGAGGAATGGCTCTTATTAGAGTATGTTCAGTAATAGATTTAGACAAATTTAATTTCATAGGAGATGAAAAAATAGGAGCTGAAATATTATTAAAAGCTTGTTCTCAACCGTTTAGAACAATAATAGAAAATGCAGGTTTGAATCCAGAAGTAATTATTAATAATTTACCTAAAGACGATGAAAACATGGGTTACAATGCAAGAACTGACAAATATGTAAATATGATAGAGTCAGGAATCATAGATCCTCTTAAGGTTACTAGATGCGCATTAGACCAGTCAGTGTCTATTTCAAGTTTAATGTTAACTACTGAATGCATTTTATCAGAACAAAAGCCGCCTGAAACATCTAATTAATACTTTTATTTAGATGCTATATTAAAAGACCCTTTATGGGTCTTTTTTTTTGTTTTAAATAAATAATAAAAAATCAAGTGTTTTTAAATGTCCTGTGAAAATAAAAAAGCAAGTTTAGACGAATTAATTATAGATATATCAAAAGATATTGAATTAAATCAAAAAGAATTAGGGTTCGATATATCTAATTTAACCTCAATCGATTCTTTAAAGGGAATTATAGATGAACTTACTTCTCAGGATCTATGTAAATCTCCATCTAACCCTGTTTTTTCAATGGAACAACTAAGTGAAGTTGGTTGCGATAAGGATTCTTCTAATGAATTACCTAATATAAACGTAAATTTAGGAGATATAAATACTTCGGCTAATGAAAAATCACATAGCTGTCAGGATGCGTTGAATAAAGCTAATATTATATTAAAAGCAGAACAGGAGGAATATTCAGATTTAAACATACTACTTCAAAAGCTTTTAGAATATCAGGACAATTACAAAGTTTTGAATGAATATTACGTTGAAAGGTCTAAAGAGTCAGCGCGGCTTTTAAATTTATTTCAACCTATATTAAAAGAAATACGTAGATTAGAAAACCTTTATCAAGAAGTATTAGCAGAGAGATCTGATATTTTAGTTCAGAGGAATTCTGCATCATACTTTTCAGCTGAACGCTCTGCTTTAACAGATACATATAACAAGTTATCTCTTGAATTAAACACTATATCTAACGAGAAGTCAGAATCTGAAAATGAATTATCGTCAGTGACAAGCCAAGAAGATATTTTTTCAGACACTGGTTTCTCTTCCGCTGTATCATCACTTTTCGATACCGGAACAAATTACTCTAGTTATTTTTATTATGCAGTTAACAACTTTTTAGACGCAGCTGGCTTTAGTCAAATAAAAAATTCAATAGAGCAATACTCAACATGTGTAAAAGCAAATTCTAATTTATCATATAATGTAAACACATATATTGAAACACCAATTATAGAATTTTCAATAGATTTCATAGGTATAAATTTTATAAAATCTCAAAAGGATTTGTATAATGAAGAAACAGGGAAAAGAACAAATGTTGATTTTAATTTTAAAATCAAGGATAACCCAAGACTTCTTAAAAACGATTATTTTAATAATACACCCGGTTTAAATATAACAAATGCTAGCTTCGACAAAACGTTTTCTGGAGTACTTTACGAAGAATATTATAATAAATTAAACGATCCTATTAATAATTTATTTTCTTTAAACGAAAGAGGATTGACTAGTACAGAATCGTTAATAGATACTAATCTTAAAGACAAAACCTTTAATAAAAAGAGAGAGGGTTCATCGGAGTATTACATACAAGATCAGCAAAAATTAGAGTCTTTCTATGAAAACTTTGAAATAAATTTAGCAAACAAAAAAGAATTAATACGAAATGAAAAAGTAAAACCTGCATTTTCATTAGTATCATTGAACTTAAAAAAGCTAGCTAGGGTCGATATCAAGCTTTTATTAATGATAGGTGGAGCTAATGTAAACATTCTAGATGAAAGTAACAATTTAAGCACAATCGTAGAGTCCATATCTGCTTCTCAAGAAGATTTTATAACAAAGATAACTAACTTAGAATCTGAAATATCTAGGATAAAATTAAGAATGAAAGAAATTAAACCTACATCTGATAGGGTTAAATCATTATTAATAGAATTTGATAGTAATTGTTTTTCTAAAGAAAATCTAGAAGTGTCCGACTCTTTATTAGAGAAAAAAGCAGAAGATATAAAAGGTAACGATCCCTTTGGAATAGATTCTTTAAATGAAACAGATCCTACTATGCCAACGTTGTTAGATCTTAAATATTGGTTAGAATTTTCAAAGGTTCTAAATAAAGTAGCACTTTTACCTTTACCTGAAAATCCAACAACTTTAAGATATTGGCCTGTAGGTTTATTTTTTCCAACTCCAGCTGGTACTCTGATAAAGATTCCGTTACCTATAATCTGGATACCATTAATAGTTATACCTAGTCCCACTGGCGTTATAGTGGTTTTCTTAACTATAAATGGTATCTTTATAAGTCCTATTATGTTTACTATAAATGCAACCGGGACTAAACAACATTTACTTACTGTTAGAGGTCCGAGTAAGCAATTTGGTTACTCCGGAGATTCAATTAGTGATTTGCTTAAAATTCCTTTAAATATAGTAGCTGCTAAAAAATCGGTTTTAAATAAAGGATTGCTTTCTAAATTACCAGAAAACGAAAAAGAAGAATACGAAATAAAACTAGAAGCTTTAGAAAAAAAATTAAGTAAAGCAAAACCTGAGTCTTACAAGTATAAACGAATACAGATTAAAATATCTGATCTAAAAGAATCTGTTTCTGGAAAATCAGAAGACGAAAAAACAGTAGAAGCATTAGATAAAAAAGAGTCTGCTGAAGACGCTATAAACAAAGCTAAAGATTCTATAAAAGATAAAATGAATCAGTTAGGAGAACCTGAGTTTTTAAATAGTTTAAATATTCAAAACGAAATAGAAAACATAAGGTTACAAAAACGCAAAGAAATAGACGAGGTATACAAATCGGACCTTTCTCCTAAAGAAAAAAGAAAAAAGCTAAAAACATTAAGAAATGAATTAAAAAAAGAAGGTATATCTAAAGAGTCAAAAGAGGAAGCTATAAAAAAAGACGTCATGGAATTCTTTGAAAAATTAAAGCTTCCTTCTATTAAAATACCAGCTGATTCTACTAAACTTAATCCTCCGCCTACACCTTTGTCACAATTAAAGGAATCTACCGAAGAAAGTATAAGTGATTATAAAAATGATCCAACTGCAGATAGAAATAGAATAGTGAAAGATATGATGAAGCGGGAACTTCCTAGTATATCAGACTTAATAAACATTAATGATATACCTGTAAATTCAAAAAATAGAATAGTCATATCAGATAGTTATTTAAAAATTAAGGATAAACTGAATCAAATAAATGAAGCCATTATCGATACCCTAAAAGGAAGCGTTAATTTAAACACGAAACAGATTGAAACTAAAATAGAAGAACTAAAAAAAGATATTTCTTTAGAAGAAAATAGAACCGCTAAAAGGAAATTAAAAACAAGTCTTAGAAAAGAGGAATCTATCTTAAATAATTACAACAAATCTGAGGAATTTAAAAAAGACAACTCTTTAAACAAAGACAAAAGAAAAGAAATATCTGATGTAAAATTTAAATTTAACGCGTTTAAACGCTTAGATGAGATGTTACCTACTAAGGTTGATTTTTTACCAAGTAAAAGTGATATATTACCAATAACTCAAGCTGGGTCTTTGCTTAAAACTTATATAGATTCTTTAAAATTAAATGACGTTAAATCTATTTTTGGAGGAGCAGATGAAATAACTGTATCATCTATACAAGATGTATATTTTAATATTTTAAATAAAGAAATTCCTAATGATTTAATAATGAAAAATGAAACCAGTGCTAAAGATATTCTAAAATCTTCATCCGGTGTTCTGTCCTCTATAGCTATTCCTTCTAAATCTATAAATTTACTTAAACCTTTTACTATGTCTAAAAAGATTCCAATCGATTTAAACATGTGAATGGAACCTCTAAGAAAAAAGATAGAAAATGACATGCAAAATTTAAATGGATGTTTGCCGGTAGATATAGATAACAACTTTAGTAATCTTAATCCAACTGATATCAAAGTATATTTGGAAGATAGTATTTTGTCTAAATTAGATGACTTATTAAGTATCATTTCTCCTATATACGCTATAATATCTTTTCTAAAGTCAACTAAGGGGATAAATTTATCTCAATCTCAAATATCCTCATTTCTAAAACCTCCGTTCGGTTCTTTAGATTTTGCTTTATTTACAGCAGATGCTTTAATTAAAATAAATTCGCCTAACTCTGCGAACATGCCTTCATTTAATTTAGAAGCTTTGCAAAAAGCAAAAAGTGTTATAGATGAAGTAGTATCTCCCATAATGGATAATCCCGCTAGTTATATAATACCAGCAAGTACGGCTAGCATTGGATTGTCTGACACTCTACGAGTATTTCATCCAGTAATGAAAGCAGATGATATTCCACCTTGGGAAAGATTGTCGAGTAGAAACTTTTTATTTGTATTATTTCTAGATGAATTTATTTCAGAAGCCGCTAAAAAAGTAGGATTTTTTAGATCATTTATTTAAAACTAAAAGTACTTTTTTCAATATAATATTTAAAAATATAAAATATGCAAAACAGTAGCCGGGAATATGGACAACCATTAGATGATTTTGACTGGGATAATCTATCTAATGACAAATATAATAAGAAAGTAATTATATCTGAACAAGATCGTAAAGAGAATACTAAGATATTATGTAAAGAGCCATATGCACAGGAATTATATGACATGTATAAGAAATATGAAGAAAATAGTTCTGTTAATCCTTACGTAAGCAAAGATTTAGAAATAGGCCAATTATATAAAGTAAATGCCAAAAGTATATGCTTGAAAACAGGAGTTATTAAATCTATTGAGGAGAACTCCGGTGTTGAGATAAGTATTCCATTAAAAGAATATGGAGGTGACTTAGATGAGCTTAAAAGTGGAATAGGCACAGCTTTTAAAGTCATGCTCTACAAATCAACTGGGAATTGCGAATATATTGCTTCTGAAAAGAAAAGTAGATCTATTAATTATAGAGATGAACTTATTGCACATTTAGAAAATAATACATGGTTCGATGTAACTATAAGAAAACTAATTAAGGGTGGATATATTGCTACCTATAAGAACGAAATAGATTGTTTTATACCAGGATCACAAGCAGGTGCCAATGTTATAAAAGACTTTTCTATTCTTTTAAACAAGACTATTTCAGTCATGGTAGACAACTATGATAAATCTAATAACTTATTCATCGTTTCTTATAAAAAATATATTAAACATAGTTTACCTGAAAAAGTATCTGATTTAAGGTTTGGTAAAATGTATACGGGTAAGTTAACTAACAAACCATATCCTTTTGGAGTATTCGTTGAATTAGAAAATTACTATACTGGTCTTGTTCATAGCTCAGATTTTGAAAATTACGATGAGGTTTCTAGAAACTTAAGAGCAGGAGATGATATAGATGTTTACGTTAAAGGTGTTACTTATAAGAAAAATCAGTATAGAATAGTATTGTCTCTTAAAAAAGAATCTATACCGGATGAACTTATAAAATGGGATAATTTAAAAGAAGATTTAGAAGGAAATACATTTGATTTTACTGAACATGAAACAAAGAGAAATACTATTGTAATGTATTATAATGGAGAGTCAGTAGAGTTACAATTAGGTAAACAGTATAGAGATCTTAAAGTATCTGACTTTTCTAAAGTACTGATTCATCATGTAGATTCTTTAAATAAAGTTATGAATTTTTCATTAATTAATTAATAAAAAACATATCCACTTGTTTCGGTTTACTATAATCTTAAATAAATAAATCTGTAATGGGCAACCCCTAAAAGGATTGCCCATTTTTAAACTGATAGATCTTGCAAAAAGGTTTATATTAAAAATAATTTTACGTATGTATTTAAAAAATTCTGACACTGAGAAAAGATATTCTATATTTCCAATTAAAAATCAAGATTTATGGGATGCTTATAAAGCCGCTGAAAAACAAACTTGGGTTGCCGAGGAAGTCAATTTAGCTCAAGACGACTATAATTCATTGAGTGACGATGAAAAATTCTACTTAAAAAATATACTTGCCTTTTTTACTATATCAGATGGTTTAGTAATAGACAATTTATGTGATAATGTAATAGACAATGTAGAAATATCAGAAGCAAAATATTATTATAATCATCAAATGTTCATGGAACAAGTTCATGCTAATGGATATGCTCTACTAATAGATACATACATAGATGATCCTGAAGAAAAAAACAAGTTGTTTAATTCTATGTTAACTAATGATGCTGTTAGAGACAAAGCGGAATGGGCAGAAAATTGGTTAAATAATGGTTCTTTTGTTGAAAAATTAATAGCTTTCGCTTGCGTTGAAGGCATTGCTTTTTCTTCAGTTTTCGCTGGAGTATTTTGGTTTAGAAGTAGAAATAAAATGCCAGGGTTAGCTGAAATGAATGAACTTATATTAAGAGATGAGTCTTTTCATTACGAGTTTGCTTTACAAATGTTTAATAATTACGTAAAAGAAGAACATAAACCTTCTAAAGAAAGAATTAAAGAAGTTATACTTTCTTGTTTTGAAACTGAAAAAACTTTTGTAGAAAAAAGCTTACCCGATGGACTTCAAGGTATGTCCAAACAAATGATGATTGAATATGTTGAATTTGTAACAGATATTGTATTGAATGATTTCATAGGAGAAACAAAATTTAGTACAAAAAATCCTTTAGACTTCATGAAAAAGATAGGATTGTCTTCAAAAAACAATTTCTTTGAGAGAAGAACGGGCGGAGGATATACTAGAGTAGATATACCTACCAGTAATTTAGGTATATTTGATGACGCAGACTTTTAATATAAAAAAAATAGACAGATGAAAATAATAAAAAGAGATGGCTCAAAGCAGTCTTTTATGCCTAATAAAATTTTAAGTAGAATAAAAACCCAATCTATAGGGCTTAGTATCAAAGCTGAAAAGTTATTTCAAAGAGTTATTCCACACATAAAAGACGGAATGACAGCAACTGACATTGATGAAATAATAGCCTTTCAGACTGCTGATTTACAAATAGAACACCCCGACTACGCTATTTTAGGAGGTAGGATATTGATATCTAGACAAGGAAAGCTATTAGAGGTAGAAGAGAAAGAAATAGATGAAAAATTTGATTCATTTGCCGCTTCTACGTTTCTTACTAAATATTCTCAAAAAGATAACGATAAGAGGCCTATTGAAATACCTTCTATGATGTATAATAGAGTTGCTTCTCACTTGTATCCTGATTCATTCAAAGATAGGAGAAAGTTATTAAATGAATTATATGCTAAAAGAGGAAATTTTGCAACTCCTATTCTTTCTAATTCAGGCGTAGAAGGAAGAAACGGGTTAATTAGTTGCAATCTTACTACTCTCATGGATGATAGTATAGAAGGAATAAATGCCACCTTAGATAAAATAGCTCATGGATCAAAAGAAGGATCCGGTATAGGTTTTTGTATAGACATGTTAAGGAGTAGTAAGAGCATGGTCAATAGTTTTAAAGGACATGCCGGAGGTGTCGTTAGATTCGCAGACATGGTTCAAGCTAAAATGAGATTCTTTAAACAGGGAAATAGATCAGGTAGCTGTGCATTATACTTATCAGTATGGCATAGAGATATAATGCCTTTTTTAGAATTAAGATTACCTATAGGAGAAGAACTAAATAGAGCTAGGGATCTTTTTACTGCTATTACTATTGATAACGTTTTTATGGAAGCTTTAACAAATGGAGGAAAGTACCATTTGTTTTGTCCTAATGATATTAAAAAAGCAGGATTAAAGCCTTTTTATGAAATACATGGAGAAGAATTTAAAGAAGAATACAATAAAGCAGTTGAATTAGGAATAGGAGAAGAAATTGATCCTAGGAAAATTTGGGATGCAGCTATTAGATCTCAAGTTGAAAGTGGAACTCCTTATACTTTTTATAAAGACAATGCTAACGTTCGTAATATGCAAAAAAACATAGGTATTGTAAATCAATCTAATCTATGTATCGAAATAATGCAAGCAAGTAAGCCTGAATACACACCTCAGTGTACCTTAGCCTCTGTAAATCTAGCTGAACATGATTCTTTAAAGAGTATAGCTAAAACCACTAAAGTACTCGTAAGAGCCCTTAATAGGGTCATTGATAAAAATAAATGGTCAGACGAATGGAGTAAAAACGCAGGAGAAGATCAAAGAGCAATAGCAATAGGAGTAGCTGGTCTTGCTGATTTTTTCGCTAAAAAGAAAATTTCTTTTGAAAGTGAAGATGCTAAAACATGGAATCACGATATATTTGAAACAATGTATAAAGCGGCTGTTGAAGAGAGTATGTCTATTGCTATTGAAGACGATAATTCTTATCCAGCATGGGAAGGAAGTCCTTATAGTAAAGGTGAAACTTATATAGAAGGATGGTCCCCTGTGAAAAAAGGTGAACCTATTCCTATGAAAAATTCTTTACTTTTAGGTCTAATGCCCACTGCCTCAAGCGCAATATTATTAGGGGCCTTTGAATGTTTTGAACCTATTACATCTAACGTTTTTACTAGAATGGTTGGAGATGGTGAATTTATTGTAGTTAATAAATATTTAGCAAGGGAATTAGATGAATTAGGCCTATGGAACGATAATATACGAAATAAAATAATAGCTAACGAAGGAAGCGTTCAAGAAATTCAAGAAATTCCAGATGACATTAGATATAGATATAAAACAGTATGGGAAATACCTCAAAAGGTTCTTTTAGACTTAGCTATTATTAGAAATAAATTTATAGATCAGTCTCAAAGTTTAAACGTATACCATAGGGATGCTAAATATAGCAAAATATCAAGCGCTTTAGTATATGCTTGGAAAAATGGTCTTAAAACTGGATCGTATTACACAAGAACAGAACCTAAATTAGGTAAAAACAAGAAATTATCAGCTTCTGAAAATAATTCTACTAAAGCTCCTAAAAGACCTGAAAACTCAATGTTTACTTGCGCTGGAGGTGGATGTGACGCATAATTAAAAGTTCTGTGTTAATCACAGACTTTAGGACCGGGATAGTTCCGGAATATTAAAGCAGGGGATTCGCTACTCCTGCTTTTTTTATTTTACAATAAGATTAGAGTTTTGTAAACTTACTATTTTGATTTACTTATTCGAATAAATAAATTAAATAAAGATGTAAACCGTGGTAAAAAGATACATAAAAGATTTTAATAATTTTATACTAATCGAACAAGATATGGGTATGGGCATGGGTATGGAAGAAGACGGACAACAACCCGCTGCTCCAAAACAAAAATTCTACTCTTTCATATTTTTAGACGATGGTAAGAAAATATCATCAACAGGACCTTTAGAAAAAAGATATAACTTATATAGAATAAAAGAGACTGAGCTAGACGCTTGGATAGATAAAAGTATATCTTCTAAAAAAGAAAGATTATCAGACGCCACTAGTACTGAAATAGATAAAGTAAAACTAGATGTTAAAAACGCTATTATAGGAGAAAGATTTTCAATATCAAACATAGACAGATCTTTTTTAAAGAAATTTAAAAACGATGTTAAAGCTGGTTTGATAGACGGTACTGATTCAGTTCAACATTACAAAGATAAGAATAATAAAGACGCCTATAACTCTTTAGAAACTATTACTGTAGAATTTGATAAAAACAATATACCAGTAACCACTGAGCTAGAAGTTACATTTATTGAAACAGAAAAATAAGTAAATTCTTTGAAAAATTTAATATCTTATTCAAATTACGTATTAGAACACTCTCACAACAGTGAATTGAATGAGCTAATAACCACGCTTTCCGATTTTTGTTTTTCTAGTATAAACGAAGCTTCTGATACTAACGGTGAATATGTTATTTTACAGGAATTAGAAGTATCTGAACCAGGAATAGACGTAGATATTCGCTTTCTTCTTAGAAAAGAACAAGACATTTCTTTAAAAAACGATTCTCATTTCTCTAAAATGAATTGGCAATCTGTAAAACTTGACAACAATGGATATGTCGTAAGTGGAAATACATTTATGACAGATGGCAATATACCTGAAATAGAAATAATAATAGCACTAGATTCAAATAAAGTAAACTCTGAGACGAATAAAAAACTGTATTTAAATTTAAATAACACAATTTCTCATGAATTAAATCACTTGAAACAAACAGGTTGGAATATGGACTTTCAGAATATAGAACCTTCATCGATGGAACACCGTAAGAAAAACAATAAAAAACATTCTTACTTCATATTGCCTGAAGAAATAGAATCAATGGTATATGGAATGAATAAACAAGCTGAAAAACAAGGCGTTCCAATTGATACCTTATTTGATTCATACCTAAAACCATTTGTAGAATCTGAGTTTATGACATATTCAGAGATGATGGAAATAATTAGAAAATGGATATCTCATACATTAAAAATGTATCCTAACGCTTCTATGTCTAATAAATATGATAATATTATAGACAATATTTAAAACCTTTAAGTTACTTATTTGTAGAATATAAAAAAACAAATAAGTATGAATAATCAATTTGAAGAATTAAGAAAAACAATCTATGACGTAAAAGAAAGTATCTTTTCTGAAATAGAAGGATTAATCGCAACTTGCGAAGAAGACGCTGATAAATTTTACGACAAAGGAAATAAAAGCGCAGGTACCAGAATCAGAAAAAGTGCCCAATTAATTAGAAAACAGATTCATCACCCATCTATTAGAAAACAAATGGTTAAGATAGAAGAAGCTGCCAAAGAATTAAGATCGACTATTTCTGAAACTAAATAAAATACATTTAGTATAATATACAAATATACAATAACTAAAAAAATACATTAAAAATGAACGACTTTTTTAACTTACCGGATGAAACATTATCATCTACTAATCAAAATCAATCTTACGAAAAAAAGGTTGATACTAATTTATATGACCCTAATCCTGATTTAAGTAACGGTGTTTACAAATCAGTTATTAGATTCATACCTAATTTAAGAGACAAAACATTAAAATATACTAAATACAGTGCTAAGATTTGGAATCCTGTTGCTAGAAAATCAGTAGTAGTGGATTGTCCTTCTAATGAAAACAAACCTTCTGTTTTATGGACACTGAGTACTATATTAGGAAGACTATACAAAGAAGAACCTACTATTGTTAAAGAAATAAATGAAAACTTTTCAAGATGGTATACTCATCACTCTTATGTATATGTATCTAAAGATCCTACTATACCTGAGCTGCAAGGCCAAATCAAAATTTTTAAATACAGAGCTCAAATAAACGAGCTACTAGAGCAGCAGATGAACCCAGAAGAAGATGGTTTATTAGAAAATACAACTAAAATAAATCCTTTTCACATGCTAGAAGGAAAAGATTTCTTATGTGTAGTTGGTAAAAAGACTAAAACATGGAGAGACTGGACTAAATGTAAATTCATGGACGAAGTAACACCTTTCAGATTTTCTATAAAGGATACTGAAGTTGTAATGAAAAATGAAGAAGGAGCTATAAAACTAGTAACAGAATTCTTTGAAAAAACAGCTCCGTCTATGAAAGAATATGAACACCAGCCATGGACAGAAGAAACTTACACTCAAGTAGCAGAGGCATTGAAGGCTGCTATTCCCTATAAACAAGTGTTAGATATGTTAGTTAATGAAACTAGAGATGAAAAAATGAAAGCACTATTAAAAGGTGAAACTTCATCTTCTTTGTCTCAAGAGTCTTTCTCTAAGGAAACTACTGAAGTCACTCCTACTACTGAAGTCACTTCTGCTACTGAAACTAGTAATTCATCTGATCTTAAATCTGATGAATATGACGATATATTCAGTAATTTATAATAATAAAAAAAACAACAAGTATATGTCAACCGATGTAAAAAATAAAGCAACAGAGACAGAGGACGCTGTTCAAGAAAAAGATCCCAATCAAGTAGTTCTCCTAGGAAGTATTTCATATAATGATGAAAAAGAATATATGCAATGGCTTTCTAAAATGGACGTAAGTCAAGCTATTTTTGTATTAGTAGCAGGCGCAAACTTTGCACAATCCAAAGGCTTATTAAACCTAGCTGAATCTGAATTAATTTCATCAGCTATACGGTCAATAAAAAATGGATCTACAGATACCACTGCCACTGAAATGCCTACTAACGAAGAAACTAAATAATAGTTAATTTTAATATGATTTACCTGATAGACGGAAACGCGTACTTAAACGTTGCAATAAATGTAGTAAAGAGAATGCTATACACCGACAAAACATCAGGAAAAGAATATTATATGAGAGACATCTTCAATGAAGATAGGTATATCTTAAAGGAAACTGCAAGAATAAAATTTAGAGATTTTTCACTAAATTACCTATCTTCATTGATTTCTCCTGTTAGCGACTCAGTAAACGAAGTTCACATAGTCTTTGATTCTAAAAGTTGGAGAAAAGAATATGTAACATCTAAGCTCAAAACTCTTTCTTTACCTTCAGGTGATTTTAAGTATAAAGACAGGAAAAAAGACAATATGATATATTTGTTTTTTGAGTATTTTCAAAATGAAATTCAAAGTTATCTTGAAAAAAATTCAGGTATTGTTTTTCATAGAACGCCTGGTATGGAAGGTGATGATATAATCGCTCAACTTTGTGAAAATACTAATAAGAATATGATTATCTATACAGTAGATAAAGATATGTTTCAATTAGTAGAAGATTCTAGCAGATTCATTATTTTAGCCATGCCCAAAATGATGTCAAAGAACAAAAAAATATTCTACACTAAAAAAAGTGACGCTGGAGATTTCTTTAGTTTAACTGAGACAAATAGTGTTGAAGGAACTATTTCAAAATTTGAAAAGAGAGGGTATGTTAGAAATGAAATAGGCCCGATTAATGAAATAGTAACTAAGGTTTTTACTGGAGATAAATCAGATAATATCCCTAGAATACATAAAATGACTCCTTCTAAAGTTAAAAAAGTAGCAGCCTATCTTATAGAAAAATATGACTCTGAAATATTAGATAAACTAGATAACTATAAAAATGATATTTCATTTATAGAAGAATGCGCTAAAAAAGTAATTGAAGTAGCCAAAATAAAAGACAGCGATGTCATTTTATCTTTAAACGAAGCGATATGCCTGAATATTAAATTAATGAGGTTATCCACCAAAATGATACCTTCTCATGTTAAAACAGAGGAGTATGATAAAATATACAAAAATAAAGTATATACCAAATTTAACTATAATAAATTAGTAGAAATAAAAAATAATTCAGTACTTATATGAAACCGTTATACGAAAGAATTTTAATTAAACCAGTAGAAAAAGAAACTCAGACTAAGTCTGGTATTCTATTACCTGGAAAAGCAGTAAAAAGACCTAATATAGGAACAGTTGTTGCTTGCGGAGAAGGAACTCCTCATAATCCAATGAAAGTAAAAGCAGGTGATATTGTATTATGTAATAGATACGCGGGTATCGATATAAATTACAAAGATACTTCTCACTATGTTATTATGTCTAATGAAATTATCGCAGTATTGGACACTGTAGATGAAGTTAAGTTAGACGAATATGAATAGGAAGTTTGATTTCAATGACATACTAATATGTCCAGCAATCCAAACATCTATACAATCTAGAGATAATATAGATATTTATTATCCAGATGGTAATCTCCCAATAATAACGGCTCCAATGGATACTGTTATATCAAGACAAAACGAACATGCATTTAGCTCTAATAGAATTATAGCGTGTTTACCTAGGGGTGAAAAGACAGGATTTTCAGGAATAGAATCGTATTCATTGCACGATATAACTAAAATGTTTAATTCTGGTGAACTTAAGAAACACTCAGGTTACTTAATAGATATAGCCAATGGTCATATCAATGATTTAGAAAGTATCACTAGAAGCATTAAAAACAAATATGGTGATGACATATATCTAATGGTAGGTAATGTAGCTCATCCTAAAACATATAAAATATTATCTGAAGCGGGTGCAGATTCAATTAGAGTAGGGATAGGTAATGGAGCAGGTTGCTTAACAACACAGCAAACAGGAGTAGGTTATCCAATGGCTTCTCTTATTCAAGAATGTTATCATGAATCTTGTTCTTTAGATAAACCTGCTATGATAGTGGCAGATGGAGGAATGAAGACGTATTCTGATATAATAAAGGCTCTAGCATTAGGCGCAGATTTCGTTATGCTGGGATCTATTTTAAATAAAGCGCTAGAAAGTTGTTCACCATGTATGTATGAATCTAAATTTGCAGGAAACTCTACTGGTTTAAATGAATTAACTCATACAGAAGCGTTGGAAATGTTTAACAATGGACAACCCATATTTAAAAACTTTAGAGGCATGTCAACTAAAGAAGTTCAAAAGAAATGGGGAAAACAAAATATAAAAACCTCAGAAGGTATATCTGAAATTAGACAAGTTGAATATACTCTTTCAGGCTGGACTGACAATTTTAAACACTACTTAAAGTCAGCAATGAGCTACACTAATTCTATAAATCTAAATGAATTTATAGGAAAAGTTGTTATTGATATGATAACAAATAACGCTTACGAAAGATTTAAAAAATAACCAAAAATGAAAATGGCAGATATGAATAGCCTACCGCTTCCTTTACATAGAACTCTTATGTTTGCAAAGGACGTTAATTTAGAGTCAATTGAGGCTTTATCTAGAAATATACTTAGGATAAATGAAGACGATGATCATCTTGAAAAATTGTACAAAGTCTACGATATAGATTATATCAGAAGACCCATTAAAATAATGATAGATAGTTATGGAGGATATGTATATCAATGTATGGGATTACTTGGTATAATGGAAAAATCAGTTACTCCTGTGCATACCTATGCAACAGGTGCTGCAATGTCCTGTGGTTTTATGATACTTATATCTGGACATAAAAGGTTTGCCTATAGACATGCTACTCCTATGTATCATCAAGTATCTACTGGTTTTTGGGGAAAAACACAGGATATGGAAGAAAGTTATAAAGAAACTAAAAGACTTCAACAAAAATTTGAAAACATAACATTAGAATCAACAAAAATATCTAAAACTAAGTTAAAAGATATTCTTAAAACAAAGCAAGATTGGTACATGGATGCTAAAGAAGCTTTATCACATGGGGTAATAGATAAAATAATAGATTAATATGAACAAAGAATTATACATAATGCTAGAAACAATGGCTTTAGCAGAAATTGCAAAAGCTAAAATGAGTTTACACCTTTTAGGAGAAAAATCAGTTGGCATAGGAGACCATTCAACTGCTGATTTTTATAATAACGCAGACGAAGCTCTCGCTAAATTAGCCGAAGCTGAAGATAAACTACAATGCTTAGAAAAAAATTATACACAAAAAGTTAAACTTTAATAAAAACTTTAGTATAATATTTTACAAGTAAGAAAAACGTTCTTTAATTTATTGGTGAAAGGTGTCAGATATCGACGGATTGATGACATTGATATGTGCCTGAATAATAAGTGAAGCGAAGCTTATAAAGGAATGTATTAGATCGATGGATCGCAATTAAAGTCCTATACCAAGGACCTACTCTAATGAGAATATTGAACTAAGATAGCTCTTAGAATACATGTGCATAATAACAAGAATCTAAAAGATTCGCAAATTGTTTATAGGTAATACAAAAATCCTATTTAATGACTGAATAACCATTACGTTTGCGTGGTAAGGTGTTTCTTAGACCATAGTGGTCCTAACGATGTGATGAACGAGTACAAGTTTAAAATGAGTTAGTTCTTTGACAGAAGAAATAGAAAGCAACAATAATTTGTAGTAAACGATTAAGTTAGAGGTAATCTTTAATCCTCTCATATCATCTTTCACTTTTTATATTTAAACCCAATCTTTTTAGATTGGGTTTTTTAGGTATACCTGATTTTTTTAAAATTCCTTTCTCTCTAAACTAAAAGAAGAGAGCAATTGCTCTCTTCTTTATACTTTCGTATGAATGTTTAGTTAGAAACTTGGAGTAAATCCAGTTGAATCTGAGCTTAATCCTCCACCAACTCTAGTAATAGTAATTCTATTGATGAATTTATGAATTCCTCTTGGGAAGTCTACACTAATATCAACAATCGCAGTATTAGCTTCAATTACTTCATTAGTATTATTCTCAGTATCAAATTGTACTGTATAGCCTTGAAGACCTCTAGCATTTACAACTGAGTCCATGTAGTTTTCTAATATTCCTTTAACTCTTAATCTTGTGATTTCATCATTAAAGTCAAATAAGAAATTAACTAATATTTGTTCAATGTCTCTTTCAATAGTAGATAGGTTATCTCTAATATGAGCATTGTTAAGAGCTGATTTAACTCTTTGGTATGCAGTGTTATTACTAAATACTGTAATTCCAAATCCTCTTCTTTTAACTATTAAATTATGACCAACTGGCTCTAAGAAATCTCTATCGTCATTTGTTAAATCATATTCTAATCCAACTACTTCTGGATCAGTGATAATAGCTCTTTTACCAGCAGTAATCAAGAAAGGTGTTCCGTTCTTGAATTTTCTAACATACGCGTTAGATACATAAGCTGCTGGTGGAACTGATTTAGTTTTACCGCCTTCTCTAATAAGCATGTTTGGCATTACAAAATATTCGTAAGATGACAATGGCACTCCATTAACATCTTCATCTGCAAATTTAAAGGTATAGCTTGGATTCAAACTTAAATTACCTCCTTTAGAAATATATTCTGTTGAAACTAATTTATTTACAACGTTAACAAAACTAGGGTCAACTGATTTTTCAAATTGTTCAAATGAAGGATCGTTTAATATCGCCATGACCTTTCCATTCATTGCTGCTATTTTTCCAAGATGATACTTAGAAGATTGAGATAGATCTCCTTCATAAGAATCTACTATATATCTATAATCTATAGTTTCTCTGTCTGAAAGAGCAGAAGGTATTGCTGTATATTTAAACAGATACTCTAATATCTCTTTTTGTCTATCTGATGTAGAGTTAGGTAACAATCCAGTTCTTATTTTGAATCCTTTCATACATTGTCCCTTTAAAGAACCTACAAAGTTTGCAATTCCTTTATATACGGATATTGTATTTCCAGTAGTGTCTAATCCATCTACTTCGTTTATGCTAGGTACCATAGTAGTAATAACATATTCTAACCTATAAGGGCTTAAATCTTCGCTTGATGTAATTGAAATTATCTTAAGCAGCCTAGGTCTTGAATCTCCTACTAATCTAGCTTTAATATAGTGATTAACTTTTAAAAATTCATCAATCTCTGCTTTTTCAGCAGCATTAGCTGTATTTATACCTAATACTAATTTATTAGGTTGTTGTATTTGATAATCAGTAAAATAATCAGTGTCAGTTAAATCAAATACCTTTTTAAAATCTGAACCTGAATCTAATACATATTTTATGTAGTCGTCTACGTTATTATACGTATTTACTGCGATTCTATTTAATAAACTGGAATCCTGATATGTGTAAATCTTAATGTAAGAATAATCATTTCCTCCAAGGTCTTGTATAAAACCATCTTCTATTTTAGAATAATAAGTGTTTACGCCATCAATAGATTCGTCTCCTGTTCTTAAGAAGCCATCTGTATATGCTTTATAAACTTTACTATCTTCAAAAGCTATTAAATAATCATCAGCAGCTGTCCATTTAATTAAACTACTTGTTGTTGCTCCAGTAAAATCATTCTCTGGCAAAGACAAATCTATTTTGTAAATAAGTTCCTTGTCTCCAGGTTTACTATAACTCAATATGTCTATTAAAGGTGTACTATCTGCTACAGTTCCAGATGGTTCAAAACCACCGTTGTCTATTGAATATACATCGTCTGAATCTAATTCATCATATCCATGTCCTATTGTATCAACTCTATGTGTTTCCATGTTGATATCGCTAAAATTGTCGTCTTCTAAGTCTATCAAATCTAATTTATCTGCGTCTAATGCACATAATAAACCGGTAGTGGCAAATAATCTATTTACTAATGAATCAACTGATGCAATAGTACCACTTTGATCTTTAAATTCTGGTATCAAACATCCTGTTACTCTAGCGATTGCTTGTACTTCTTGTAAAGCTAAGAATGAAGGTACTTGACTGTCTATCAATCCGCTTTCATCAAAGAATTGACTAAATAGAGCATCTTTTGATAATCTAATGTTATTAGACCAATCTCCATCTACTATGATTACTTCTACGAAATAATCTGAAATAAAATCGTCTGCGCTAACAAAATTAGGAAAGTCAATTGATTCTCCAAAACTAGCATACCATTCTTTAGCTGTTACATCAAATCCAGTAACGGTTGCTTTTCTAACCCACACCGTCATATTAGTGTTTCCTGTATTAGCAAAACTTAATATTTTATTTGATGCGATAGATGCGTTACCAAATGAACTAGGATTTAATATATAATCATCTCCTAATGCTAAGTTTTTTGATTTATTTAAGCTTTCATCATCCGCGAACCACAGTTTTCTCTTGTTAAAGAATTCAACTAGTGGATATTGATATGGTGCAGAGTCTTCATTATTAGAAGAAGATTCAGTATTATATGTTGTAAAGTAGGCTTTATCTAAGTTAGCAACAACGTCAGTGTCTGTATCTAAAGGCAGTACATTCATTGCAAAAACGGGACCTTCCCGTAATGCTACTTCTATTGTTCTATGAAAGTAACTTCCTTGTTTTTCTAATTGAGTATCTCTGTCTCCATATACTGCGTTTAATGTACGTACATCGTTTATTAATACCACTGTATTAAAAGGACCTTTTCTACTAGATCCTATGATTAATCTTCCTGTCGTAAGCGGTAGAGCTAGACCTTGACTTTGGTCTATTTCAACTGTATACACACCAGATGATTTAAAGTTGTTTAAGTTTAATACTTTTTCGGCCATTACTGATACTATATTTTTAATTATTTATCCAATATTCTAACTAATAAAATTAAAAATGCAAAAAAAATAAACCTTTTGCAAATATTTAGTAAAAGATTATACAGTTTTAAAAAAATAAATAGTATGGCAAACTCAGACAACAAATGTTCAGATTTAGAAGTAAAGGATACATATACTGATGCAAAAGATACATTCGGTATGATTTACAATAAACAAAAGGAACTACAGCAACGATTAGGATTAGATTATACGAACCTTTCTCTACAGGAAATAGCAGAGTCTTGGATGGTAAATAAGCATGCAATGAGCGATGAATTAAATGAAATGTTTGATGCATTAGGCGGTATAAATGACGGTATAGGCTCATCTGCTTGGAAATACTGGAAAAAAGACCATTATAAATCAAGCGAAATGACTATTAAGGATTTATCAGATGAAGATAAATTAGAATTATATTACGAATGGATAGATGGACTTCATTTTTATATGAATTTTGCAATAGCAATAGGTATGACAAGTAAAGACATTGTAAATTTATACATGGCTAAAAACGCAGAAAATCACGACCGTCAGGATAGAGGTTACTAAAAAAATAAAAGATATGAAAATACTAGACGATAACGAACAAACAGGATCAACACCAGGTCCAACTAATAATCCATCGATCAACGCTCACTTAAAGGATGCTGAATGGCTTGCTTGCGAAAAATGTGATTGTAAAACGTTTGTAGAAGCAATGCAAATTAAAAAAATATCAAAGTTTTTGACAGGTTCAGAAAGAGATAGTATTGCACCTATGCCAGTAATAGCCTGTGCTTCATGTGGACATGTAAATGCTGAAATGCAGCCTAACTTATAAAAAATACATATGATAATAGGAAGCGAATATAATGAAAAAATACAATCTTTACTTATCTCATATATAAATGAGGCAGGTAAATGTTCTTTCATGAAGAAAAAGTTACATAGATCAGAACTTTTTAACTGGACTATTTCTAAAAATCCTACCGTAGATAAAAATTGGGATGGAAGATTTATTAAAAGAACACCTTCATCTGGAAAATGGTTAACTAAAGAACGAGTATTTGAATTAATTCAAACTAAATTTTCAAAAGAAGATTTAAATACTATATACGAGTCTGATTTCACTGCAAGTAAAGCATACTTAGATATTGAAATAGAATTAATAAGTGATGATTTTCCAGAAGCAGATAAAGCAGCAATGCCAGTTAATCTTATAACTTTTTGTAATAGTAATAACGATTGTTACGTGTTAAGTACTATGAAAGATCAAAATACAGGAGATCCTTTATCAATAGACGAACAAAAAACTATCAATGAAGACGTTCATACATATTTTAAAAATATAAAAAATACAAAGGAAGGTGATAGAAAAATACTGGATCAAACCTTTAATATAAATTATATACAATTTAGTACTGAGAAAGAAATGATGGAATGTTTTTTTCATAAAATACTTCCAAAAATACCTCTTATAACTGGTTGGAATGTCATAAATTTTGACTGGATATATTTAATGAATAGATGTAAAAATATAGGAGTTGATGCATTTTTAAACTTACCGAGTGAAAGAATAGTTTCAAGACATAATAAAGTTCCTATACATACTGCTGTTCTTGATTATATGGAAATGGTAATGCAAATGAAACCTTATAAAGTAATGGAAAATTACAAATTAGATTATTTTGCTAACCTTTCATTAGGTGTAACTAAACTTAAAAGCAATCATAAGTCAATGCGAGAAGCTCAAAAACATGTAGCTGAATTTACTATGTATAACATAATAGACGTATTAATAGTTAAAATGCTAGATGATAAACATGAATTACTAGATGTTGCTCTTAGTTTATCAAAAGTGGCAAGGGTTGAAATAAACAAAGTTTTTAACCCTGTTCATATAACGGAAACTTTAATATGCAGAGAATTTTTATCAAATGGAATGAGAATGGCAAAGGATGGAAAACCTGAGAATGCAAATAAGTCTGGTACTTACGCAGGCGCCTTTGTTATGCCTCCTATACCTGGACATTATGATTATGTAGCTTGTTACGATTTTGCCTCAATGTATCCTAATGTTCAAATGCAATTTAATATATCACCGGATTCCTTTTTAGGAAAAGGAAGTATTAAAAAAACAGGAACAGAAATACCTACAAAAAATGACACATTGTTTTCAGGAGAAAAGGATTCTGTAACCCGTGTCATATTAAATAGGTTATATAATAAAAGAGTAGAGACAAAGAAAAAAATGAAAACTCTGTGATAACATATACATATAATATAGACATTAATAATTATTTTACCTATTATAACGTAAGTTGTTCTTATGTAAATATTATACCTAAATATGAAATCAGGGAGATATGATAGGATTTCTAAAAAAAATATTCAATAAAAAAAATAAGAATAGTATGAATACTGAAAGATTAATAAGCTTAAAAGAAAACTTTACAGGTCAGCAGTTTCAATGGATAAAAACTCCAGATAGAAACTTACTTGGTAAAATAGTCAAATGTAGAGATATAGAACCGAAGGGAAGAGGTTTTGTAGCAACTTTTAATGATGGATCTAGTATAAACACTGAATTATTAAATAGAAATTTAATGATGATCACCGAAGGAATGCAACCTCTATCTAAATCAGAAGTACAAGCTATAGCAGGTCCCCCTGTTCCCACTAGCGTACCTAATTCCAATGAAACATTAAAAGCAGGTCCAACTGGAAGCGGGCCTATTCAAATGCCAGATAACTTGAAACAATTTCAAACGCCTCCTTCTCAAAAAATAACTGAACCTGCTAAAGACAAGGTAGGAGAAAACCCATATACAAAACAAACCCCTGTTCATGCAACAAATATGTTTAGCATGTTTAACGCAGACGAAACTACCTTAAATATTTCAGTTAGCTTAAAGTTACCTAATAAGAAACTTCTTAAGATGATGTATGAAAACGCAGATAATAAAGAAGTATTCTTATCTGATCTATCTCAATACGTTTATTCAAAGATAAATAATAACATAGTTAAAGAATCTCTTAAAAACAATTTAGTCCCACTTAAAAAAAAGACTAAAACTAACAAGACAACCGAAGTAACTATAACTGAAATAACAGATAATCATGAATAAAGAAGAAAATATCAAACAATTATTATATTCAAATGATGACAATCTAGAAGTAAATTGGATATCTCAAGGAAAATCTGGATTTCAAAGAACTAGCGACTCCAAAGAAGCTATTTCTATTTTATTATTTGACTTGACAGATGGAATGAAAATTAACAACATATATTTGTTAAATCAAGCGGACTATTTAAATGGAAAAGAATGTTCTTCATGCTTAATAGAAGACATTAACTATAAAATAGAAGACAATGAATACGATACTTTTTTGAGATGCATTCATAAAGATTTAAACATAAAAAAACCTAATGTAGATCATTGTTATTATTTAGGTAAGGTTAATCACAACATACCTTTTAAAAAGACATATAATGCATATGCTCTTTGTTTAAACGATTATATAAAATCTCCAAAGGGATTCAAATTAGATATCCCAGAAGGTGATATCAATGGAAATCATTATTCCTTGAAAAAAATGAAATTTTCAAGAGTAATAAAAGGCGAATGCGAAGACTCACTAGTCTTATCTAGTTGTATGCTTCTTCTTTCGTATTTATCTTAATACACCTTATATATGATATAATAATTCATAAGGAATTAAATAATGAGCGCGTTTATTTTAAATTTTAGTAAATAAGAATAAATGTATGAAAACCCACGCATCTTTTTTAGTACAAAAATAAAAATATAACAAACATGAGTAGAAGTACAGCAGATACATTAGCAGCTTTTAGTAAATTTAACGACAAGTTAGCAAAAGAAACAAAAGGAAGAGTAAAATTAAGAGGATTTTCTGATATAGATGAATTTATTCATACTGGAAATTATTTACTTAACGCTCAAATGTCAGGTAGCCTAAGAGGCGGATATCCAAATGCTAGAAGTTTAGGCGTATCTGGAGATTCTGGAACAGGTAAAACCTTCTTAGCGATGAACGCAGTTCATAACGCACAAAAACAGGGATACGTTGCTTTTTATATAGATTCAGAGGGAGCTTTAGATTCAAAAGACTTTGAAAACTTTGGAATAGATATGAGTCTTTTAAATTATAAAAGAATGGCAAAAATATCAGAAGTAAAGTTTTACATAAATGATATTATAAAAACAGCTGAGGCAAATCCAGGTTTAAAAATGATATTGGTTGTAGATTCTTTAACTCACTTGAACACAGATAAAGAAGTAAACGATATTAGTAAAGGAAGCAACGCTCAAGATATGGGACTAAGAGCAAAAGAGTTAAGAGCTCTTTTCAAATCATTTACACTAGACTTATCTAATTTAAAAATACCTTTAATTTTTACCGCCCATAACTATGCAGGACAGGATCAATATGCTGGAAAAACAATGTCAGGCGGAGGTGGTCCTTTGTATGCCGCTTCAGTAGTAATGATGTTGGCTAAAGGACATCTTAAAGATGATGAAGAAGATGAAAAAAAGAAAACTGGAGTAATAGTTAGATGTAATACCGATAAGAATCGTTTAGCTAAACCTGAAAGAATAGAATTCCATATAGGTTTTCACAAAGGAATGAATCCATATGTTGGATTACAGGATTACATTAGCTGGGATGCATGTGGAGTAGGTAGAGGAAGTGTTATATCCGAAAAAGAATTTAGTAAGCTTTCAGAATCAGATCAAGCACAGTGTAGACCTTTTAAAGAAGGAGATAAAGATGTATATTTTCAACCTAAAAAATCAGCACGAAACTATATAAACAAATGGACAGGCGATAGGATACCTTGGAGGGAAATATTTACAGAAAAGGTATTTACCGATAAAGTAATAGATGAACTTGATGAAAACGTAATAAAGCCAAAGTTTAAATATAGTTCTATCTCAGAAGTTTTAAAAGATGAATTAGAGGAATTAGAAGACTCTTTTGAAATAGAAGCTAGCGATGATTGAACTCAAAAAAAATCTTGAATTAAAGTATTATTTAAATATGCACTTAAATAGTGCTTTACTTGAAAAGGAATCTATATTGTTTGAGATAATAAATTACATATTAGAAAACAATACTAAAGACAAAGAAGTAACTTACAAAAATTGTAAATTTTCAACTAAGACTTTAAAATATATTTTTGGCGAAAGATTTGTAACTGATGAATCAAAAGATAGTATAATATACATGATAAAGGGATTGGTTGAAGATGGATACATAGACGTAAACTCTAAAACCTTCCATATATCTAAAAAAGGAATAGGTAAATTCTATAACATAACTGAAAAATATAAAGCATGATAGACTTCATAGAAAACATTGAGCTTCTTGAAAAAATGGTTTGGAACTTTGTTTTAAACCCAAATGCAGATGAAGATTTATTAAAACCTTCTAATTCCGAAGAATATCTAGATAAAAAAGATTTAATAAGTAAAATCAAAGCTAAATATTTTTCAAATGAAGATTTACAAGTTACTTGGAAGTATGCTACTCTATATTATAAAGACCATAAAAAAATACCTACTAAAAAAGAATTAAAAGTATTTCTAGGCCTTAAGAATGAAGAAATAGATCAATTAGTTTTAGACGAGATTTATAACTATAACTTGTCTGATCATAATTATAGTTTTTTATATAAGTATGTAAAAGCTTTTGTTTTGTTAAGAGGATTTAACATATTATTAATAGATATGTTAACTACTTTGAAAACTACTAACGTTAATCCTGAAAACATAGAACAGGTTATTGAAAGCGTTAGAAATAAAATGAACGATAAGTTATCTATTAATTTTGAAAATGGCAAGTCAGGGCTTAACTTTTTAAATCCAATGCACCACATTCAAATATCTAAAGAAGGTTGTCCATCAGGTTTTAAATTCTTTGATAAGACACAGGGAGGAGGTTGGAATGCAAAATCATTAGTTGTTTTTCAAGGTAGACCAAAAGTAGGAAAATCAATAGTTCTTGGAAATATAGCAACACGTTCTTTTCTAGCTGGAAATAACACAGGGGTAGTCACCGTTGAATTATCTGAAGGTAAATACATGAAAAGATTAGGTTCAAACATATTGGGTATTGAAACTATCAAATATGATGCCTTTACTAATGAAAAGGCAATGGCTATGGTTCAAGGAAAATTAAAAGAACTTAAAGATTCTGGAAAACAATACGGAGAACTTTTAATAAAAGAATTTGCAACAGGTGGCGCAACCGCTATTGATGTAGAAAATTACTTTATTAGACAGGAAAAAGAAATGAATAAAAAGTTTACCGTAATCGTTGTTGATTATATAAACTTAATGAGACCTATTACTGAACAGGGAGGTTTGTATGAAAAGATAAAAGTAATATCCGAAGAATTAAGAGGAGTTGCTATGAGAAATAAATGGTGTATAATAACAGCTACTCAAATTAAAAGAGATGCTATCGATGACTTTGATTTAGGAATGGATTCAGTAGCTGAATCTTTTGGGTTAATACATACAGTAGATGCATTATACGGGTTAATGCGAGGTCCTCTTGAATCAAGAATGAAAATAAAACTTATAGCAAATCGTGATAATGGATACGAAGAAAGTTATAAATTTTATGATATGAAAAAAGACTATATGAGATTAGATGAATCGTTTGGAGAAAATAGCGAATATTACAGCGATGATGACTCAACTAACAACATGGAAACTGAATTAAGAGATTCTTATAAAAATATTAACTCTGTTAAATCTGATGATATTGATTCTAATAACCAAGAGCACACGTCTACTAAGTTAGATGACTACACTGACTTGCTTAGTCAGATATAAAAAAGTATTGAATAATAATATGAAAAAAAAAGAAGTTGATTCTAAAGCTAAAAAAATAGCAGCCGCAGAAAAAAGAGAAGATAAAATATTTAATAATAGATATAATCAAGGAGAAGGTTTAAAAGACCCAAATGACTACGAATACAATAGAAATATACAGGTCGAAGCTAATTACTCTAAAAGTTATCTAAATGATTTGTATGATTATGAAAACAATGTCGAATATAAAATTTTTTTAGATCACATATTTAAAATAATAAAAGAAAACATTGAATTATCTAAAATGGTACAAGAAAAAGAAGGTACCAGAAATAAGTTCAACAAAGATGAAGTTAATTTTATTTTTGAAAAAGTTAGCCATGTATTAGAAACACAGAAAGAATACGAAACTTTTTCAAATCCTATATACATATTAGAAGCTATTTCTAATGTAACTGCAATGGACTATAAAAAAATATTTGATTTTTTAGAATACACTCATAAGGAACTTCTTTTATCTGAGCTTAATAAAAAATACAAATTCCTAGATTGGAAGATGAATAAGAATAACAAAATGTTTTAAATGATATCACTGGAAAAAATAAACAAAATATTCCTTTTAGGAGACCTTCACTTAGGCATACGTAACAATTCTGTAGAATGGGCTAATTCTCAAAAGTCTTATTTAATCGAGCATTTTTTAAATGACATAACTAAACATAATTTTAACGAAGATACCGATATTCTAATACAAGAAGGTGATTGGTTTCATAACCGTGAGCATACTAATAATAGAATATGGAGCGATTCTTTAGAAATATTAAGCGCTTTATCTAAAAAATTTAAACGTGGTGTTTATATTATTTTAGGAAATCATGATGTTTATTATAAAGATAATAATAGTATTCATTCTTTAAAGGGCATAGAAAAAATATTTCCTAATATACATGTATTTGAAAAATCTGAAATTCTAAGCCTTAATTCTATTCATAAATTTTTAATGCTTCCTTGGATAGAAGACGAAGTTAAAATAACTAAGGAAGTAAAATCTTACGTAGGAAAGGTTGATTATATAATATGCCATGCAGACATTAAAAACTTTAAATTAAATAAATGGGTAAAGTTACACTCTGGATTAGACACAAAACTATTAAGTAATTTTTCTAGAGTATTCTCAGGTCATATTCATATACATCAGGAAGACGGAAACGTATTATACACTGGAACACCTTTTGAATTAGATAGAGGTGATAGAGGTAACTCAAAAGGCTATCATGTAATAGATTTAATTAATGAAAATGGAAAAAGTAAAATATTAGAAACATTTGAAGAAAACAACTTTTCACCAAGATTTATTAAAGTAGACGCATTTGATTTATTAGATATGAAATTAAATGATATCAAAAGCATGTTTGATAACAATTACGTTGATATAATGATGCGCATAGATAAAGCTTCTTCTTTTCCTGTTACTAAATTTATGGACTTAGTAGAAGGTTTTAATTATAAAAAAATAGAAATAGCTACATACAATCCTACTATAAAAGAAAACATAAAAGAAGAAGAGAAAAGCATAGAAGAAATAAAAGATTATGATATACATGATATTTTTATAAAGTCTCTATCTGAGCGAGAATACCCTGAATCATATAACAACACTATGAAAATGTATTTTCAAAAATTAAGTGATAGGGTAAAAAATAAAGAAAAAAACTATGAGTAACCTATACAACTATAGAGCAAAGTTAGATAGAGTAGTAGATGGCGATACTATAGATGCTTTAGTGGATTTAGGATTCGATACTTGGAAAAAAGTTAGAATTAGAATGATGGGAATGAATGCTCCAGAATCTAGAACAAGAGATAAAGAAGAAAAGAAGAAAGGTTTAGCTGCTAAAAAGTATTTGCAAACTCTTTTAGAATCTTACGATTTTGTTTTTATTTTGAAATCACATGGAGTTGGAAAATTTGGAAGGTGTTTAGGTGAAATATTATTTGAAGATTCTGACATAAGCGCAAATCAAATAATGATAAACGAAGGACACGCAGTAGAATATCATGGAGGTAAACGAAAATAATATATGAAATTATTAAAAATAGCTTGGAGAAACATATGTTCATATGGAAATAAATTGCAAGAATTTACATTTTCAAATGATCCAGAACTAATATTAGTAGAAGGTAAAAATGGAAGCGGTAAATCTTCAATAAAAGAAGCCTTGACTATTTCATTATATGGAAAATCAGCAGTTAGGAAAACAAAAGACATACCTAATAGGGTTAATAAAAACGCCTATACGTGTATAGATTTCTTGTCTCCTTCTGGAAACAATATACGTTTAGAGAGAGGTATTGATCCTAATTATACGAATCTGACTATAGATGGCTCTTCTCATAACCTACCTGATAAACGTAAAGTAGATTCCTTCGTAGAAGATGAACTTTTAGATTTTCCATTTTCTGTTTTTTCAAATACAATAAGCTTATCGTTTGAAGATTTTAAGTCCTTTATAAAATTAACACCAACGGATAAAAGAAAAATAATAGATAGAATATTCGGTACAGACATTTTAACTGAAATGTCTAATCAAGTAAAAGAAGACTCTAAAGAAAGCAAATCTAACATTGCATTTATTGAGTCTGATATTGAAAGCAATAAGGAAACGTTAAATAAATCAAAGGAACAATTAGATATATTAAAAAATAGTATAACTAAAGAGAACACTGAGGAAATATCTACAAAGCTAAATGAAATAAGCTTAAAGAGCGTTGAAGTAAGTACTAATAAAAAAATACTAATTTCATTAAATAAAGATATTGAATCTTTGAAAAAAGAATCATCCGAAATTGTATCTATATACGCTAAGAACAGTGCTGCTTTAAGTGAAATAGCTAAAAAATTGGAAATATATGAATTAAGTAAATGTCCGCATTGTTTAAGTGATTTAACAGATAATGGTCATCATGAAATTAAAAAAGCAATATTAGAAAAACAAGATATTTTTAAAAAAAGAGTACCTATTTTAGAAAAAAAGATAAGCGAGGCCTCTGAAATTTTAAAACAACATCAACAGAATTCAGATTCGCACAAATCAAAAGTATCAAAGCTCAATTTAGACATAATAAACCTACAGGAAGCAATAGAAAACTTAAAGTCTAAGGACAACACTAAGCAAACGTCTGCTTTATCTAATATCATATCAAATATAGAGGAAAAGGTTACTAAGTCTAATGAAAAATTAAGCAAAACTATTAAAAAACAAGAAATTTTTACAGATATGTTAGGTTTCTTGTCTGATTCAGGTATAAAACAAAGCCTAATGGATAAAATAATGCCTGTTCTTAATTCAAAAATATTAGGAATTAGTAAAAAGTTAGACTTTAAATTTAGTTTTGAATTTGATAGCCAATTTAATCCAATTATTTCACATTTAGGCGAAGAAATAGCTCCCGATAGTTTATCAACTGGCGAACAAAAGAAAATGAATCTCATAGTACTTTTGGCTATGTTAGAATTAATAAAAATGAAGAATCATCAAATAAATGTATTATTTTTAGATGAAATTTTTAGTTCTTTAGATAAAGATAGCATATATAAAACAATAGAGATACTAAAAGATTTTTCAAAGGAACATGGTCTTACTGTTTTTGTTATTTCACACGACCCTCTACCTGAGGAGTTATTCAGTAAAAAAATAAGCATAGAAAAAACTAACTTTTTCTCTGAAATGACTATTACATCAGCCACAGAAGGTTAATTAAAACCTATAACTTATTTATTGTATAATATTTTATGAAAGTATATTCAAAAGACACGTTCGCAGAGTCATACAGACAACTATTAGCCGATTTAATGGGACCTAATGGTAAAAAAAGTGATCCTAGATCAACATCAACTAAAGAAATAATAGATGTATGTTTAGAAATAAAGAATCCAATAGATTGTCTTTATTCTAACAAAATAAGGTCTTCCCAGAAGAAATATATTGCAGCAGAATTAATATGGTATTTTCTAGGAAGAAATGATGTAGATTTTATAAGCAAATACGCTAAATTTTGGAAAACTATACAAAATAAGGATGGCACTGTAAATTCTGCTTACGGAAACCTAATATTTAAAGAAGAAAATAACCATATGTATACCGAGTATACATGGGCCCTTAAATCTTTACAAGAAGATATGAATTCTAGGCAAGCCGTTATGCACTTTAACAAACCTAGTCATCAATGGGATGGAAATAAAGATTTTGTATGTACTATGTATGCTAGTTTCCTAATAAGAAACAATAAACTTAGAATGTCTGTTAAAATGAGAAGTAATGACGTAATGTTAGGAATGCCAACTGACATTGCATTTTTTACTACTTTACAACAACAAATGTTAAACCATTTACGAAAAACATCGTATCCAGATCTTGAAATAGGAACATATTCTCATGTAGTAGATTCTATGCACATATATAAGCGAGATTTTGAAAAAGCGCTAGACATGTTGCATTATTCTTTTGAAAACGTACAAATGCCAGTATTGGATAATGATTTAATAGATACAAATGGTTTACCAACCGATGTTCTTAAAAAACTAGAGCTTTTACATGAATTTAATGATTTAGAAGATCATTATACTCCAAATGAATTAGATGGAAAAATAATCGATTGGATATATGTAAACTTGACTGGAATAAAAACAGCTAAACTATATTAAATGAAAAACAGAATTATTAGTATCTCAAAAAATATATTAGGTATGTTAGTTTTATGGTTCATCACGTCTCTAATAGGATATGGTACATATTACGTAACATTTGATGAAAAAATACTTAGTTATGGTAATTTCTTAGGAATATATGCTATTCTTTTACAGATAGTTATTATAATTATGGTAAGCATGAAGAACGATGACAAATAAAGAAAAACAATACCATATAACATACTTGAAAATGGCGTTGGTTTGGTCAACTCTATCTAAAAGTAAGCGTAAAAAAGTTGGCGCTTTGGTTGTTAAAGGAAATACTATCATATCCGATGGATTCAATGGAACTCCTACGGGTTTTCCAAATGATTGTGAAGATATTGATGGAAATACTCATTGGTATGTTTTACATGCAGAAGCAAATGCCATTTTAAAAACAGCAAGGTCTACTCAGGACATAAGCGGATCTACTTTATACGTAACCCTATCTCCATGTAGAGATTGTTCTAAGTTAATAATACAATCAGGTATTAAAAGAGTGATATACATAGAAGATTATAGGGATTTAGATGGAATTAAAATACTTAAATCATCAGGTGTTGATGTACTAAAAATAAGCGATTTATAGAAATGGAAAACACAAGAACGTTAGATGTAGTATTTATAAGAGAGTTTAAGTTTTTTATAAAAAAGTACAATAAAAAACAAAAAGAAGATTATCTTTTAAATGTAAATAAAATCATAAAAGATAAATTTAATACTAAGTTCTTAGTTCCAAATCCCGTTCAATCTTTTTTACTAAACTATGAAATAAAAAAGTTATTAGATAAAGCTATTAATATCAAGAACCAAAAATATAATAGGATAGTGTTCTTAAATTCTACTATAACATTTGGAGGAATTCAAAATACTATTGAATTTTTAGATAAAGAATACTTGAATGTTAAATTTAATTACATAATGATAGATCCTAAAAAAGATTTTGATGAAAGCTTGTTTGATAAATCTAAATTAACATTTTTAAGTTACTGACCGCATCCAGGACCTTCACTATAACAATCAGGACCTTCTCCGTATTTTGCTATTATTTCTCCTAAATCTTCCATTTTATTCTTTGGATTAGGGTTGTTTCTTCTTCTTGGCGGATTTTCTGGACCTTCTTCTACATCTGGAATAACTTCTATTTCTTCTTCTGTATCTGGTTCAGCTGTTTCTAAGTCTCCAATTACGTCAATTGCTAATATAGCTTCTGCCTGTTCTCTGGATATTCCCATATAATCCATTAAGTCTTGAACTGCTCCTTCTAATGACATATCATTTTTAGGATTAGGATTAATTCTTCTTCTCGGTGGATTTTCTGGACCTTCTCCGGGAATAACTTCTGGTTCTTCTGTTTCTATTTCAGGCTCTTCTGTTTCTGGATATGCCATATCAAAGTAATTCTCTGATATTGAATTAAACTCCTTAAAGCTATTACATTTACCTTCAGACATTGCTTCTTTTCTAGCTTTTTGTAATTTTTCTAAAGCTGCGTTTTCTTCTTTAATTACTTTCTCAACATTACTATTAATGTCTACTGATTTTTTAATAGATCCTTCTAAATCTTTAGATTCCGATATAAACTCATTAAAACTAGGTAAAGTTGATTCATTAGTGTCATCCCATTCTCCTACTTCAACTGTTGCTACGCCAGTTATATATGGATCAGGATATGTAACCGGTTTCTCTCCTTCTTGTTTATATACAAGGTCATGACTCATAGCTTTATATGTAGAGTTATAATGAGGATTCTTAAAAAGAGGATCCCTTTTTACAACTCTTCTGTAATCTTTAAGTTTATCCGATTCAGATGTTTTTTTACCATTAGCATTTTTATCATATATTAATGAATCGTTTCCACCAAATCCTGGTTTTTTAAGATCCATATATTGATCAAAATTATAAACATCTCTTCTATGTACGTCAAATATATCCATTTTTAATAATAAGTTTTTCTATACTGTAATTGCTCCTATTCTAGATTCTCTAAAAGAATCGCATTGGAAATTAGCACTTAATTTATACAAGCCGTCTGATTTGTATTCTAAATCCATTACAGTAAGTGGATTGTACAAAAACGCTGGGCTAAAATTAAATTCTCTAAATATTTCTTGAGCTTTATTAAAGATAACCACTTTAATAGATCCAATATAATCTTTTTTAAGTCCTTGTCTTCCATTAAGAGGATCAAATGTTAAATCTCCCCATGCTCTCATCATGTTATATACATACGCATCATTCTCATCGTTCAAATTGACTTCAAAATCAATTTTAAGTTGTGCATCCGTTGCTTTAGGTTGACCTGCTGCAAACGTACGTTTAGCGAATTTATAGAACTGCTCTACGGTACCAACACCTGTTAGTTCAGGAAGTCCTGTTATTTTAGTAACATGTTCAACTAGTAATCCATCATTAGTTCCTTGTATAGAACTTGGTAAGTTAATGATTACTTCGAACTGATTTAAAAATATAGGTTCGTAATAATTAGTAGCTGCTGTGGAATTATCAAAATGTGGTAAGCCTGCCATAATTGTGTAAATTATTTTATTTTATTTATCTTTTTTTACTCAAGGTTTTTTTTCATTTCAATAGTGTCCTTGTCAATTTTACCATTGGATGTTAGTTTATCTAATTGCGAAGTTAACAGCTCTTGAGAAGCGTCTTCGTCACCTGACCATATTTTTTGAGTTTCAACAGCATCACCTGTGAATTTTAATATTAAAGACGGTAGAACCAATTCAACAAGTGAATTTTCTACTTTTTTATCTACTCTATCATATTCCTTGATATTAGATATATTAATAGGAGTAGAACTGTCTATCTTAATATTTGCACCATTACCTGAAACGTTTAATCTAACGTTATTCCAGTTATTTACAGTTTGATTTTCTAAAGTATCTACCATGTGAGTAGAAGCTTTTAGTACTATTTTAGGACTTCCTGAATCTAAAGAAGATGCAACTCCTCTAAAAACAAGCCTATTAGTCGTTATATTGACTTTAAATGAAGTTTTTTCAAAATACTTTTCAGTAGATTCTTTTATGATAGTATCAGTTATATTTTGATCTATACCAGATGACATAGAAGATATTTCCAAATCATAATCCTTAACTAATTGTTTTTTAATAAATTCAGTTAATAGATCTAGCTTTTGTTTTAATAAAACAGCTTCACTTAATATGTAGTATGTTGAAGTAGCAGTTGCTTTTTTAAAATTCAGATCTGGAAATACGTCAATTTCATGTATTTTAGTATCGACTGTGTATTGTTCAAATTTTGTTATACCGTCTACTATATTCCAAGATATATCATGGCTTAGTATAACCTGAAAGATCACGCCTCCGTCTTTAGCACTTACATTTTCATACTCGTAAACTTTCATTAATGGTTAAATTATTTAGCTAAACTATCTCGTGTTTTAGTATAGTTTTTCCAAAGCTCATTATAGATATCACATGATGCTCCTAAGAAATTTATAATACCTACGTATTTTCTTTTATTCTTACCATCCATCTTAGCTATTTTCTTTCCTAGTTTTTTCGCATCATTAGTGGTTAGTTCCTCATCTGGATCTTTACCTACTAGTTTTTTAAGTGCGCCTTTCTTCTCAAGAATTGCAAAGTCTTTAAAACTTAAAGCTCTTTTATTCATGGTAAATGTATTATTTTTTCTTTCCGTTCCCTACTACTTTCTTACTTTTAGCTTTAGCTAAAAACGCTTTAGTATATCTCTGAATAGAGTCTGTTCCTTTTCCTTCAAGTTTAGCTAAATCTTGACCTACTTTAATTCCACCTTCATCTTTTTGAGCAGTGTTACCTTTAGTGGCGTATTTAGCAGAAGCAGCGTTAGCTGCAGCCATGAATTGAGCGTGGTTCATTACAACATTCTTCTTCATCTTAGTGTATATTATTTTTAGTTATTTATCTATAAAACAACTGGTCTTTTTATAGACGGATTGGATTATATACGTTATTTATTTAGTATTATATACCTATAATATAAAAACCAATCGTATTTTATTAGTAAAAAAAAAATATGAAGAAAAAAGAATTAGCTACTAAGTATCAGAAATTAACTGATATAGAGCATGTATTACATAGGCCTTATATGTATGTAGGGTCTACTAAGGCTCATACAGGAGATCAACATTTGTTCGATGGAGTAAATGTTGAACTTAAAGAAGTTGTATATAATCCAGGCTTTATTAAATTATTTGATGAAATATTATCTAATTCAATAGATGAACATAGAAGAAATAATACAATAAATGAAATAAAAGTAACCTTCGACTTAGATAATAGTAGCATTTCTGTTTGGGATAATGGTGGAATACCGGTAAAAAAACACCCTGAGCATAAAGAATGGATACCAGAAATGATATTTTCAAATCTTAAAGCCGGTAGTAATTTTGACGATACCCAAGATAGAAATGTAGCAGGTACAAATGGCGTAGGTTCTACGTTAACTAATATATTCAGTACTAAATTTGTCATAACTACATGTGATGGCACTGATAAGTTTCAACAAGTATTTAAAAATAATATGAATACTAGAAGCAAACCTAAGATAACTAAAGCGTCTAGGGGTTTTACTGAAATTACGTATTATCCAGAGCTTTCTAGATTTAACATGGGTTCTATAGATGAAAATACTCATCAAATACTGTATAAGAGGTGTTTAGACGCTGCTGCGTGCAATCAAAAACTAAAAATAAAAGTAACTACTTTAAAAGATGGAAGTAAATTCACGAATGATCTAAGGTTTAAAAAATTCGAAGACTACATTCAGTTATATGTTAAAGATGCAGAGTATTTTTATGAAGAATCTGAAAACTGGAAGATAGGCTTTGCAAAATCTAAAGATGGCTTTAATAATGTGAGTTTTGTTAACTCAGTTCACACAAAAGACGGTGGAAATCACGTAGATTATATATCAGATCAATTAATATCTTATTTACGTGAAATGATTCACAAAAAATATAAAGTTGCAGTTAAACCTAATGATATTAGGAACCATTTATATGTATTTATAGATAGTACTATCATTAATCCAGCTTTTTCATCACAAACCAAAGAAAAACTAATAACTGAAAAGAAATACTTTAAAACTTCACATGAAGTAAGTGAAAAAATAGCAAAACAGGTTTTTAAATCAGAAATAATACAATCCGTTTTAGATTGGGTAGAAAGAAAAAAATTAGCAGAAGAAAGGGCTGAGCTTAGAAAACTAAATAAAAACCTAAGTAGCTCTAAGGTTTTAAAACTAATAGATGCTAAGAAAAAAGGCAATAGAAACAGTTGTATATTAGGTATATATGAAGGATTATCTGCACTCAGCGCCGTTAGGAAATTTAGAGACTCTCAAACAATAGGAGCTTTTCCACTTAAAGGAAAATTTTTAAATGTTAGTGAATTGCCTAACTCAAAAGTAATTCAAAACGATGAGGTTAAAGATTTAATGGCTGCATTGGGTTTAAAACTAGGAGAGGAGCCCACTGCTCTTAGATATGGTAAAATATACATATATACCGATGCAGATCCTGATGGAGATTCTATAGCTTCTCTTTTGATAAATTTCTTTAATAAATATTGGCCAGAATTGTTTGAAAAAGGAGTTATTCATAAAGTAATGACACCTATTGTAGTTGCAAAAAGAGCAAATAAGGTTTTAGAATTCTACTCAGATGAAGAGTATAAAAAATGGTCAACTAAAGAAAAATCGTTAGGTAAATGGAATATAGAATACAAAAAAGGTTTAGCATCACTAGAAGATACTGAATATGAAGAGATAATAAAGAATCCAAGGGTTATTAAAATAATAAACGATAAAAACTACAAAGAAAGTCTAGATACTTGGTTTGGAAAAGATTCAAGTCCTAGAAAAGTTAAAATTTTAAATATAAATTAATATGAATAAACAAGAAAAAAAACAAGATTTTAAGGAAATAGTGGAATTATTAATATGGTCCTATAAACAAGGGTATATGCACGCTGGAGCCGTTTTAAAAGACACTATTCCCGATGATAAAAAATTAGCAGAAATGTTTGAAAAAGCATTGGCGGAAAAAGAAAAATAATGGAAAAAACAGTAACTGAATACTTAGATCAAGATTACGGAAATTATGCAAAGTATGTAATTGAGCATAGGGCTATTCCATCTGTTATAGATGGATTTAAACCAACTCAACGTAAAGTCATACATATAGCTTCCAAAGTATGGAAGGGTTCTAATAATAAACCTTTAAAGATATTTCAATTAGGTGGAAAAGTTGCTTCTGATGCAAATTATCATCATGGAGATGCTTCTCTTTCATCTGCTATAGTTGGAATGGCACAGAGTTTTAAAAATTCAATGCCTCTATTAGATGAAATAGGGCAGTTTGGATCACTGAGGTCACCTGAAGCAGGTGCTCCTAGGTATATTTCAACTAAACTAAATGAAAACTTTAAATTATTATATAAAGACTTTGAATTACTTGATTCTAGATACGAAGAAGGAATAGAAATAGAACCAAGTTTTTTTTTACCTATAATTCCAACAGTTTTATTGAATGGAGGATCCGGAATAGCAGTCGGTTTTGCTACAAATATATTAAATAGAAATCCAATAGATCTTATAGATTCATGCATAAAAGAATTGTCTAATAAAAAATATACTGAGCCTAAACCATGGTATAGGGGTTTTACAGGAAGCTGTGAAAGAGATGAAATTAATTCTTCTACTTGGATATTAAAAGGTACTTATGAGATTAAAAACACGTCTACTGTACATATATCTGAACTTCCTCCTTCGGTTACTTATGAAAAATACGACAAATATTTAATAAGTAAGGAAGAATCTAAAGAAATATCTACATATGACGATAATTCAAAGTCTAATATAAACTATACTTTAAAGTTCAAAAGAGCAGATCTAGATAAATTAGTTAAAACTAAAAGGTTAAATAGATTCTTAAAAATAGAAGAGAGACAGTCTGAGAATTTAACAATGTTAGATGAAAATGGTAAACTTAAGATTTTCGATAATGTAAAAGATATTATTAAATATTTTATAAATTTTAGATTAAGTTATTATGACAAAAGAAAGGATTATTTAATAAAAACACTAAAAGAACAACTAACAGTTCTTTCAAATAAAGCAAGATTTATAAAAGACATTATTGATGGTAAACTTATTGTAAACAATGCTCCTAAAAAATCCATTATAATTTATTTAGAAGCAAATAATTTTGATAAGACTGATGGTTTTTATAATTATCTATTATCTATGCAAATATACACACTTACTAAAGAAAAGTATGAAGAACTTCTTTCTCAAGAAATAGAATTAGAAAAAGAGCTAGATATAGTTAAATCTACACTACCTATTGATATGTATAAAAAAGATTTAGGTGACTTAAAAAAAGTAATAATAAAAAACCAATAGTAACATGAAAGAGTTTGGAAAAATGAAAATATCAGAAGCAATGCCATATTTAAAATCAGTAGCTAAAGTTTACAATTTAAAATTGAATAAGCTTAACGAATTCAAAATGGCAAAGACTATATTAGCCAATTTATATTGTAATAACTTTTAATTAAAATTTTAGTATAATAATTGCATGAAAGAATTATTTTTACTTAGAGGTATTCCTGGATCTGGAAAATCAACAGTTGCTAGATCTATCGGAGGAACACACTTAGAATCCGATATGTATTTTATAGATTCAATCACCGGAGATTATACTTTTAATCCAAATAAATTAAAAGAGGCACATGAATGGTGTCAAGGATCGGTATTATCCTTTATGATTGCAGGAGAATCCAAAATAGTTGTTTCAAATACGTTTACTCAAGAGTGGGAAATGAATCCATACTATAAAATAGCAAAAGATAATAACTACATTGTGCATTCGTTAGTAGTTGAGAATAGACATAATGGAGTAGACACACATAATGTCCCAAAAGAAGTGCTATATAACATGCAAGAAAGATTTGAAATAAAATTAAAATAATATGAAAATAGGCATTACATGTTCAACATTTGACCTTTTACATGCAGGTCATATTAAAATGCTAGAGGAAGCTAGAAGTCAATGCGACTATTTGATATGTGCACTTCAAACTGATCCAACAATTGACAGGCCTGATACTAAAAATAAGCCTATACAATCTTTAGTTGAAAGATTTATTCAATTAGAAGGTTGTGTTTATGTAGATAAAATTTTACCTTATCAAACTGAAAAAGATCTAATTGATATCTTTAGTTCATTTGAACTTAATGTAAGGATTATAGGTGGCGAATATTTCGGTAAGGAATTTACTGCAAAAGATATTTGTAAAAAAAGAAATATAAATATATATTATAATAAAAGAGACCACGGTTTTTCTACCACTGAATTAAGAAAAAGAATTAAAAATAATCCCTAGTTAATGCTAGATGAAAACCAAGTCGCTAAAGAAAAAATGCTTTTAGCAAAATTATATGAATGTCAAGACCTAATGGAACATCTATTAAATGAAGGCACCGCAGATAAACACTACTTTCTTATTGAAATACTTATAAAGCGTTTAGAACTACACCTACAACATAATCATGATTTAATGTAAATATGAATAATATCACATCTCTACTTTACGGTATATTTTTCTTTGTACTCGGTCATATAGCCGTTTTTATACAAATAAACGGTCAATTCAAATGGAGTTGGTTTCAAAAAAATGAATTGATATTAGCTTTATTTGGTGTTCCTATTTCGTTTCTTTATATATGGGGAACTAAGCACACAGTGACTGCAATGGATGGAGTACTATGGCCAACTAGATTCATTGGATTTGGAATAGGTATGGTAGTTTATGCGATAATGGTAAATTACTTTTTTAATGAAGCATTCACTTTAAAAATATTCGTATCGCTATTATTGTCAATAGCTCTTATTTCAATTAATGTTTTTTGGAAGTAGTTTATTTGCTAGCACTGGCTTTTCTAAGTGTAGATTTTTCAGAATCAGTTAAACTAGACCATCCCGTACTAGATAGTTTATCTAAAATTATATCTATTTCTATTTGATTTTTAAATTGCTTAGGCTTGGGTTTACTGTAGCTTTTAAACTTAATTGGCTCTGGTTTTTTCTTAAGTTCATCGTGCATCATATTATTTACGCCGTCTATGTTGGATATATCTTTATCATTTACACTTTTTCTTAATGATTCTAAATGGCTTTTAAAATATTGTCTAGACATTTTAGGATAAATTGCTGTCGCTTGTTTATAATTTTTTACCCCGTTTGAGTCTAGTAAATGTTTAGATTTAATGATAGCTAGCCTGTCTGCTACTAATTCAATATTCATTAGTAAATCAACAGCTTTTTCTATATCTATATTTGAATTATACGAGTCCCACATTACATCTTTTCCATATTTAGAATATTGATACTGATGAGACACTTCATGAAGTATTACATAAAGAGCATTTTCAATAGGTCTACTTAATATCTTATCTGCAATCACACATTTATCAGTTTTAGATATACCAGAAGCCCCGTATAATGTATCGAATCCTATTGCTTCGCATCCTGATTTTACTATATAATCTTTTAAATCATCTATTACATTATGATGATCTTTAAAAGTGTCTTTTAAAGTCTTAATAAATTGTCCTAATCCTTCTACGTTAGTTTTAGATTCAAACAATGAGAATGGTTTTATAAAGTTTTTCATAGATAATAACTATTATTTATTATTTATTATTTATTTAAACTATTTTACGGTATAGTGTATAATATTATAAATTATTAGTATAATATAACTATGAAAAATCTAGGATACTGTTGTATAAATTTATCTCTTAAACCTAATGGCGTATCTACTAATAGAGGTATGATCAAGAGAACATTTCAAGAAAAAGGTTTACCTTACGCTAGTGAATTATCTTTAAAGAATATACTTGATTTAAAGAAAATACTAGAATGGAATGTAAAACATGACATAAAAATATTTAGAATGTCAAGTAGCCTTTTTCCATGGATGAGCGAATACAAATTTTCACAGCTACCTGATTACAAAGCTATCAAGAAAGCCTTACGCGAAGCTGGGCAATATGTACTAGATAATGATTTAAGAGTAGGGTTTCACCCAGGTCAATATTGCGTACTTCCTTCGCCTCATCATAGAGTAGTTGTTAATAGTATAAATGATCTCGATAAACATTCTGAAATATTAGATTTAATGGGTCTTCCTAAAAATCATAAATATAGTTTAAATATTCACGTAGGTGGTACTTATGGAGACAAAAAATCTTCTATAGAAAGGTTCATAGAAAACTTTAAAAAGTTATCTAAATCTACTCAAGCTCGTCTTGTTATAGAAAACGATGATAAGGCTAGTCAATATAGCGTAGTTGATTTATACGAAGGTTTATACAAACATATAAATATTCCTATTACATTTGATTTCTTTCATCATTTATTTTGCACAGGTGGTTTGTCTCAAGAAAAAGCTGCTAAACTAGCGGCCTCAACGTGGCCAGCTAATATACGTCCACTTGCCCATTTCAGTAGTAGTAAAAAACTCAATGAAGACACTTCTGTTATGGAAAGATCTCATGCAGATTATTTATATGACAGTATACCTCAAATAGGTCAGCTTTTTGATATAGAAATAGAAGCAAAATCAAAAGAATTAGCGCTATTTAATTATGTAAAAGAGTCCCATAAAATGGAACTTAGGCCTACATTAGAATCTAAATCATTAGATACATCTTTAAAATTAAACCTATAATAACATGAGTGAAGAGAGAAAGATCATTTCTGAAATAGTAAAAACAGTGCTTGATAACCCAAATTATGCAGATGCAGGTAAAGAATTACATAAATACGTAAATAAACACCTAAGCTACAGAAAAGAGATTATTATGCAATATAGAAAACTAGACAAAAACAGCGGGAAAAGTGAAGTTTAAACAAAATAGAGGAGAATTTAGCTATAGCAATAGGAAATTTTTTAATAAGAAGAAAAAACAATCTATATTAGGAACTAAACCTGTTAAAAAATCTAAGGAAAATATACCATTGGGAGAATTCTCAAATGAAACTGATAAGGACATTAAGAAAATGTTAAATGGTTGGTATAAACCAAATTGGCTCCCTTCCGTAGAAACAGCTATTAGAAAAGGACAAAAAATAGAGGCCATAAAAATATTTAAAACAAAAGAGGATCTACGATTATCACATGCTAAAAGCACAGTAGATACATATATTGAAACTGGTAACTGGCAGCACTATCTCTTTTTAAGAAGAGGCAGATTAGATCAAGCGTTTATAAACGTAACAGGTTGCACTATTGAAAAGTTTGAAAAAGAGTATCATCTTAATAAAGAAGAGGCAGACCGTACATATGCAGATGCAAATCAACCTTTATTTACCATAGATACAGTATTAGCTGTAGCTCACGAATACGTAAATGTAATTAGAAAGGATTCCAAATACTAAAAAATATTAAAATGAGAAAGACACTGCAAAAAATAGCATGGAAAACAAATAAGTGGTCTATTAAAATAAGTCTACTTAATATTTATTTAGGTGGAGATAATCATAAATTTGGATTTCAAATACTTAACATAGATAACTCGCGTTCCTTTTGGTCTGGATCTTTATTTGAAATCACTTGGTATTTTCCAACAGTTACGCATGCTGGAGAACTAATAATTGATATTTTATTTTTATTTAAAAAATGGAATACTTGGTGCATTGATATGGACGAAAGAGTTTTATGGGGCTCAGGTCTCAGCAAATGGGAAAGAGTTAATAGATATGTTCACAATAAATTAAACCAATTAAGATGAGTAAAGGAGAAATAAAACAATTAGCAGAAGAAATTAGTTTCAGATTATTAGCTACAAGAAAACATCCAGAACATGAATGGTTAATCAAGAGATTAAATAAGGCTATTAATGAAAAATCAAAAGAATATGAGTAGAATAAACACAATGGGTATAAATCCCAAAGACGGTGATCCAGTGGAGGTATGTTATGGATATGACAGTGTTCCTGGATTCACCTCAGGTTACTTTTTTCAAGTCTTTAGTAGTAATGAAGAAGACATAGCAAATGATCCCTCGGGTGAAGGAATGATTGTTAATGAAGGTTTCCTAGAAGGAATATCTAAACAGCAGTTATTGTCTATAGCTACTAGGTACTCGGTTACTTTAAATTTTAAAAATGTATGATAGGTTACTTAACTCAAACTAAGCAACAGAGGCATGTAAAAGGGGTAATTAAAAAACTACTTAAGAGGTTTCCTCCTCATGGAAAAAAACACACTTCTTTTCTTTATAAATTGCTTGAAGAGAGACTAATAAGTTCTGAAATGGCCGTTGTCTTAACTCATATAATAGAAAATCCGGATATCAAATATAAAATATTCTCCAATGGTACGTTATCTATAAATAAAAAAAGGGAATCCGAAGATTCCCTTTAATATTATAACTTCTCGGTTAAAATTAAACTGAAGCGTTAGAAGGAGCTGCTCCACCTGTAAGTGTAGCTAAATCTCCGATAACGTCCATGTTAACATACTGAGTTTCTGGATGCCATCCAGCTTCAGTGATTGCGTAACGTGACTTCATTCCAATTTTTGGTGAGAAAGTACCTTCTGAAATAGTCTGTAAAGACTCAGCCATAATATATGGTAAGAATTTAACACCTGGTTCTTCGTCAGATCCTTTACGTCCGATAGTAATTCGAGAATCACCGAATCTTAAGTTAGGATCAACGTATACTTGAACACCATAGACTTTACCAGCTGGGTATAAGTTACCAGCAACACCGCCCATATCAGATGGAGCTTGTGCAATTGAGTAACCAGCAACATCAGCTAATGCAGATGCAACTCTACCGTTAGTAATCATGAATGTACCAGCACCGAATCTACCTCTATGGTAAATTAAGTTTGCTAATTCAAGAACCTTAGTAACTAATCTTCTTTGAATTGTAGATACGTTTTCAAAACCACCAACACCAGCGTTTAAGTCTAATGTAGTAATTCCAGCACCTTCAACGTTAGTTACTTCCGTATTATGGTCAGCAGCTAAAGTAAAGATTCTGTCAACTAATCTTTTGTTGATAGACTGTGCAAGTTCGTTAACTGCAACGTTCTCTAACATAGAGATTACGTCGAAGTTCCAAACTCGGTTAAGATCTTGAATCTGCTCAACAGATGCTGAGATAGATACTTGATCACCTTTTGCTTCAACAAATTTAGTAAACATTCTAAGACCCATTTGTCTGAATCTAGATAGTTCTCCTTGCTCTCTTGACATTGAGTCAGGAATCTGACCGTTAGTGTCTGTAAAGTAAGGTCCAGTGAAATCTTCTGTTGCATAATTTTCATCAGCAACTGAAGTAAATCCTGAGATATGGTTTTCTAAAGCTGAAACTAAAGAAACACCTACTGAAGTAGTAGCTGGATCTAAGTCAATAGCTCCTAAACCTGCTGCTGCGGCACCACCACATGCAGTCATTGTGTTACCAGTGTTGATTAAATCAGCTGTAACATTTACAGCGGCACCACCATCATCAAGAACTTTAAGGATCAATTGACCATCAACTCTTGAGAATCCTACAAATCTGTATGTACCAGCGGTAGTACCACCAGCGAATACAGTATCTGCAGTATCAATAGCAGGAACTGTTGCGAAGTCATCAACTGTGATTCCTTCTAATTTAACCATATATGGTTCAAAATCTGTATCTGTTCTACCACCGGCATATAAATAATCCAAGTAAGGTAAGAACCCAACCGGAGAATCCATAGGAACAACGGGAACAAGATCAAATCCGATCGTTTTTGCAGCTACTTGAATAGCAACTGGAAGTAACGATGGAAACTTATCTCCAGAACCAGAATCGGCATACGAACCTTTAACACCAGCATCTGAAAAAGGTGTCTGACCAGGTGTTGGAGCAACAGCGTTACCCATACCTAATACAGAACCTGGTTGTTGAAAAAACAACCCAGGTGCAGTTTGCTCAAAGAGAGGAGCGCTATTATCAAAAATAGCATGGTTATGCGCATATTCTGCTAACCATTCTTGTCTCCCACTATCAGCTGTTACACCATGGCTTTCAAGCATTGGCTTCCAAGTATCGAGGATTCTAGAATCTGAAGTACGTTTAAAAACTTTTGTACGTGACATTTTCTAATTGATTTTTTTTATTTTTTGCGGCTTTCCGCATTTCTCATAAGAGAATCTATATAAGTCTGAGAGTAACCTCTCGTCATATCAACTACCCGGTTTACTGGGATTGCACCTTCTGTACTTTGGCTCTCGTTGATTTGTTGTAATTTTCTATTTGCTTTTTCTCTTTCTACTCTTTCGTTAACTCCTCTGAAATCTATTTCATCCCAGAAAGATTTAACTTGATATGGAGTGTTCAAGTTGTAAAGTTGAGTTTTAGTATGAATACGATTCTGTTCAGCTTCGTTCATATTACCCCAATCTGCTTTGTATTCGTTTGGCATATATTTAATATGATTAGGAATAGCTTTATTAACGTTTTCAACAATTGCTGAAATAATACTTGTTACATCAGCTTCGTTAAACCATACTGAAGCGTTTGTTGCTTCAACAACGGCTTGTTTAATGTTAGTATCTAAGTTATAGAAAGCGTCTTTCTTTTCTTGAGACAATACTTTTAAGAAAGGATATTTATTTTCTAATACAGCTGTTGCTGAGTTATTCTTTACAGTTTTTATTACTTCGTCAATTCCTTGAGTGATCGTTTCAATCTGCTGACTTTCATTTAATCCAGATACTTTATTTAGTAATCCTTTATTAGATGAAAACTTTCCACTGTTTAAAGATTCTGCAATATATTCAGCATAACTAATCCCTTTTGAAGATTTTTCAGCTACATATTCAACATATTCTCTATTTAATTGTGAATTTTCAGCAATATATTCAGAAAACTGAATTCCTTTATTAGCACCTTCTGCTACATATTCAGTGTATTGAATACCTTTATCTACTTCTTCAGCTAAATATGATTGGTAATTAATACTCTTGTTTAAGTTCTCTTTTAAATAATCTTGGTAATTAATGCTCTTATTTAGATTTTCACCTAAGTAATTTTGATAATTTAAACTTTGATTAAGTTTTTCTCCTAAGTAATTTTGATATTCAATACCATTATTAGTAGTTTCAGCAACATGCTCAGTATATTTAACTGACTGATTTAATTTACTTGATAAATAATCAGTATATTTAGTTAAATTCTCAACTTTCTCAGCTAGGTAATTAACATATTTTCCCACGCCTGATGTTGGTGAAACTTCAACTGAATTAGTTTCTTTTGAAACAGATTCATTAACTGTTTTAAGAGCAGCCATTTCGTTTTGAATAGATTCAAATTTTTCTTTAACTATCTCAGTATAATGATTCATATCATTTTTATTAACATACTCGTTCATTTTGCTTTTATTATTTTGATTGCTTAAACTATTAGCTAGCTTGTTATTATTTTTGTTATTTATCTTGTAAAATTTATAATTATTTGAAAAATTTAAATTTTCAGATATATCTTCTAATCTTTCTTTATTTATAAAGGAGTTTTCTTTTAATAAACTGTAATTTTCAGTTATCATATCGAAATTAGTCTTTAAGGATTCATTCACTGTTTTCTTTAAAACTGCTTCGGTAAATCCAGGCTCAGCAACCAGGTCATATGTAAAAATTCTATGAAGTTTTACTTTACCTTCATTTAGTACTTGTCCTGCTGCTCTGGAAGAAACTGATATATTAACACCTCCGTCGATAAGAGCTTTAGCTATTTTACCATTAGGCGTATTTTCTAAAATTCTAAGCTTAATGTTTACTTTATCTCCTCCATCATGTGTTAATCCTTCTATTATATGAGAAGCACTTTTAAGAGTTACTTCAAAAGAAGGTGGATGATCTAAATCTCCAACTAGTTGTCTAGTTTTTATCTTTTCATTTAAATATTGTAAATGTGGAAGATATTCCTCTTTTTCATAAACACGTTGATTATTATTCTTTTGTCCAAAGACTGCGCATACTCCTTCGAGTATCGTGTTATTTACACCGTTACTTTTGACACTTAATTTTTCACCTACGTTTTCGACGATTAATACTATATCATCTCCGCTTGTGTTTTCTATGAAACTACTTGGTTTTAGATTTGAACTATTCACACAGATTCTATTTTTTATTATTTATAAGGAAAAATGGTATAAAAAACAATAAACCGATATCATCTTTACCCTTTAGATAGTATTTTTTTAAGATCTTCTTTATCTCTATCTGTTAGTTTGTCCAGATCAGGAGCATTCACTACTAAAGTAGCTATATAATCTCCTATTCTATTTTTAGAGTTTACTACTCCATTTCCTTTTACTGTAAATTTTAATGAGCTCAAATTCTTAGGGTTAGTTATATCTATCTTGTACTTTTTTCCTAATATTGAATCAACTACATAGTTTCTTTCCTTACTAAATAGTGCTGTATATAAATCAATATTAATATCTTCTAATATATTTCCATTATCAAAGCTAAAGCTAGCAGATGCTGTTATTTCTATGGTAACTATTAAATCTCCTATTGCATAGAAATCTTCTTCTTTTCCATATAGAGTTTTTCTCTTTCCACTAGACTCGTCTCCCATACCTCCTATATTTAGGACTATACAATATGAGCCTGCTATTTTTCGTATGTCATATTTTCTTTTTCGTAAATTAATTTTAATTTTTATATCTTTATTTTCAATATCTCCATTCATTAATTTCCTATTAAATGAGATGGTTATTTCTTTATTTTCAAAAAGCGACTTTATATCAGATTTTACATTTTTTCTAATATGTAGCTTATTTATGTTAAAGGAAGATTCTCTAAAACTAGTATTTTTTATGAAATCATCAAATCCTCCGAAACCTGTTGAATTTCCTCCAAATCCATTAAAGCCCGTTCCTTGAAAATGACTTTTTCTAGAGTTATCGTAACTTTTTCTTTTTTTAGAATCTCCCAATGTGTCATATGCTTCAGCAACTTCCTTAAATCTTTCTTCGTGAGTTTTGCTTTCTTTGTTTTTATCAGGATGATACTTCTTGGCTAGTTTTCTATATGAAGATTTTATATCATCCTGCGTTGCATTTTCTGATACTTCTAATGTGGTATAATAGTTTTTATTCAAATCTTTTATTTTTTGAAACAATATTGTAAAAATATTGTATAAAATAATATATCTTATAATTATATATTATTATGACAAATACTTTATCTAAGTTTAAAGATATACATAAAGGAAAGTCTGCAATAGTGTGCGGATGTGGTGTGTCGTTAGACATAATGAAAGATCACTATAAAGATATTATTACGATAGGTGTAAACGATGTTCCTAAATTATTTATGCCTACTTATTTAGTAGTAACGGATCACCCTCAAAGGTTCGCAATTCCTAGAAGAAAGCTTGTAATGGAATCTACGTGTAAAGCTTTATTTACATGTGTAAAAGGCTGGAAAAATAGAAACTTAGTTTCATTTGACTTAGGTTCCAGGAGATTAGCTAATTTAGATTCAGATAACAAGGTTGATTTTTGCTTAAATTCACCATATGTAGCTACTGGAATTGCTTATAAAATGGGGTTTACTAAAATAGGATTAATTGGTGTTGATTTTACAGCAAATCATTTCTATGCAAAAGATGGACATCATCCTCTGACTCAAATGAAAAAAATAAAACAGGTCAACGAAGGATATGGCGTGTTAAAAAGTGAATTACTAAAGAGAGGAGTAGAATTTTACAATTTAAGTAGTAAAAGTAACATTACTTCTATTCCAAAAATAGACATAGAAAAATTTAAGATGCTATGAAGATAATAATACCAGCTAGACGAAATTCAAAAGGTTTGCCCTTTAAAAATAGAAAGTTGTTTAATTATACAGCTAATATTATACCAGACGTATATAAGCACCTTACTTATGTAGTTACAGACGATGAAGTGATATTAAAGGAATCTTTAAAGTATGGATTTAACACAATAAATAGAATACCTGAGATGTCACTGGATGTGACTTCCACTAAGACTACAGTTCAATACGCTATTGATGAGATAGGTATAGAGAACGAAGATGTTATCGTGTTATATTTGACATATCCTGAAAGAAATTGGGATCACATAGACATGGCATATTCGATGTTTAAACTAAATCGTAATCAGTCATCACTTCTTTGTAAGAAGAAAATAGATACAAGTCCGTTTTTAATGTTAAAGCAGGAAAAAGGCAATAGGGGATCTCAACTATTCTATCACGACCTATATAGAAGACAAGATTATCCTACTTGTTTTGAGATAAGTCATTATATATGTATATTCAATAGTAATAAGATAAATAACTTAAATAATAACATGTATAATAACGATACAATATATTATGACATTGATAATGTAATAGATGTAGATGAAAAAAAAGATTTAGACCGTTTTGAAGAAAGATGATATAAAATATGCAATAGTTACCGAAGGAGCAGATTTTAATTTTCCTTATCTTAGGGTGATGCTGAATTCTCTCCTAAAGCATAATGGTTGGGTTAAAGACAATATTGTTATTATGACATGTGATTTAACACCTTTATCATCGCACAATAGAGAAATCTTAAAATCCATTAATGATAAAATACAGTTTGTAGATATAGACTCTAAATACTTTTCTAATATAAAGATTAAAAATAAGAATCAACTTAATCGGATTTTAATTAGTCTATATAGGTTAAATTGCTTTAATTTAAAAACATTTGATCTAGCTCTTTATATCAGCAGTTATAATGTATGTACTTCAAGTATTGTATCTCTATTTGAAGAATATTCTAATGTTAGCTTAGCTGACACTGGTGGGATGGCTCAAACTTCAGTAGGTTCAAATCAAAAAATATTAGGTAGTGAATTAAATAGCTCTGTAATGTTAATTTCAAATCAGGTAACATCAGGTAATATGCTTGAAAAGTCACTTGGAAATATTAATAAAATCAGAAGATTGACCGATAAATCAATAGATCAAGTAATTCAAGATT